CTATTTTTTGATAACTTCCCAATGTCCGCCTTTATCCGGTCCGACACGATGGAGTTTACCCTCTTTTTTGAGTTTATCTAAATTCCACTTAATTCCATCGGGTGATATGTTAATAAGTTCGGCCAATTCCTTACGAGTTACCTTCGGATTATCTTTAATTATTGATAAAATTTTCTGGGTAGTTTTTATATCTTTCTGGGTAGTTTTTGCAATTTTCTGGGTAGTATTTTCCTTAATCTGCATCTCACGATTGTCCAGCAGATTTTTCTCACCCAAAAGCAGATTGCAAAAGAATTTATTCAAAAATTCCATGGTATAAGGAATGTCTTCTGCTAAATTTTGATAATTTGCCCTAACCAAAGCATTACGAAAATACTTTGCGTTTTTCTCAAACATATCATTGGTCGTCTTAAATCCCAAAGTATAGAGGTATTTAATGATAAATACTGCTGTCGCTCTGGTATTACCTTCTCCGAACGGATGAATTTGCCAGATGCCTGAAGTGAATTTTGCCAACTGCTCAACTTTTTCACGCTTAGACAACCCTTTGTAATTAAAATTTTTCTCTTGCGTAAAGTCATAATCAAGTGTTTCTTTGATGCTGTCTGCCCGCCCATAAACAACAGTATCACCATTTAAAATAGGTTCATCTTTAGTAATATCGTAATCACGTATTTTGCCGGCAATTTTACGATCCAAAATACCGGTAAATAATGCTTTATGAATAGAAAGCAATTCTGCAGGGCTGAATGAAAAGGTGTTTGTGCTTAACAATCTATTGATTCTGGCAGAAACTTCATCAGCCTCTTTTTCATTATGTTCTTGGAGTGTTTTTGCAGGATTCTGTTTATAATAGCTTGTAATCTGCTCTTCTGCCTCATCAACGGAAATTCTTCCTTCAATGTTCTCTTTGGCAACTTTTATCAGATATTTTGACGGAGTTAAATTATCGACTTTTTGCAAACCGATAGCGATGCCCCAATTTTCAGCTTTTTTTGACTGCTCCGGCTCACCTTGTTTTTTATATTCTTCAAAATCTTCCATTTATTACTCCATAAATCTATATTTTTATTGTACTGCATAGAGTGTAAAAATCAAGTTGATCAAAAAATTCCATACACAATGCGTAGCAAATAATGCTTGTTTTTGAAAATTTATGGTGTCGAATTCGGCACCTTTTTTTCGTTAAAAATAATCATTAAAAATCAAATAGTTGTAAAATAATTATTTTTTTGAGTACGATTTTTGGCCTTCCGGGCTTGTTCTTATATAGGAGGTCAAAATGAAAGAACTGATCGCATTATTAAAACCGTTTGTGAAACATGCCTTAAGGGAGCAAGAAATATCGCCTAACGTGCATATTTCATTGGATAAAAGTAAAAATCTGAGCATTCATCGTGTCAGAAGGAAAGGAGTAGCTCATGAGCAAAAACGTGAACTTAGACATAGCTCTTGAAGACATTCCGGATATGCCGTTCCACGATATGTACGAGCTTTATATGGTTTTGTTCAATCGTCCCAGCAAATCTACGCGAAAAGAGTTTTATATCTGGCAAATCACCAATCGCCTGCAGGAATTGCGCTTTGGCGGACTGGATAGGGAAACGCGGCAACTTTTGGAAAATATGGATGAAGATTACACACCTAAGCCCGAGCGCAGTGTTCCTATTGGTGTTGAGCTGATTAAGAAATACAAAGATAAAACCTACAAAATCAAGGTGTTAAAGAACGGCTATGAATGGGAGAATGAAGTTTTTAAGTCTCTTTCCGCCATCGCGTTCAGGATAACCGGCCGCAAAATCTCCGGCCAAGAATTTTTCGGGGTGCACAATGGAAACGATTAAGAAAGTCAGATGTGCCATTTATACCCGCAAATCCACGGATGAAGGGCTTGAGAAGGAGTTCAATACGCTGGAGGCCCAACGCGAAGCGGGCGAGAATTTTGTTCTGAGCCAAAAGGCGCAAGGATGGGAAATCCTTCCCGATCATTATGATGACGGCGGTTATTCCGGCGGCAATATGAACCGCCCGGCGCTGGCACGCCTGTTTAAAGATATTGAGGCCAACAAGGTTGATATGATTGTCGTTTATAAGATAGACCGTCTGACTCGTAGCCTTATAGACTTTTCAAAGATGATAGCAATCTTTGACGCCCATAATTGTTCTTTCGTGTCGGTTACGCAAAACTTTAATACGGCTAACAGTATGGGGCGATTGATGCTTAATGTGCTTCTGTCCTTTGCTCAATTTGAAAGGGAAATCAGCGGTGAGCGTATTCGCGATAAAGTCGCCGCTTCCCGCAAAAAGGGTATGTGGACCGGCGGTGTGGTGCCTTTTGGATATATCCCTATCAATAAGAAGCTGGTGATTAAAGAGCACGAGGCCGAAATCGTCCGTTTTATGTTTGAAGGCTATGTGAAATACAAATCCATCACCGGCATTTGTAAGCTGATTAAGGATAAATTCGGCGAGGAATTTCGCCGAGAAATGGTGAAAAGGATTTTGCGCAATCCCATTTATATCGGAAAGGTCAAGCATAAGAAGGAAGTCTATAACGGTCAGCATGAGGCGCTGGTATCTCAAGAGATTTTTGATGAGGTGGCCAGAATTCGTGCCTCTAAAGACCTGACCAAGCGCACTTGTTTATATAAGAAAAACGAAGTCGGGATATTGCGTGGCACTCTGTTTTGCGGTTGTTGCCATACCAAGATGACACCGACGGCTACCAATAGTCACAAGATGCGCCGCTATTATTACACTTCAACAAGGGCAAAATACTACGGTTACCATGCTTGCCAAAACGGTTCGGTTGCGGTGGCAGTTTTAGATGAAGCCGTTTTGCAAATAATCACGCCTATGTTGCGTGATACGGCTTTGCTAAACGGTCTTGTCAAAGAAATTGCTCCGGATCAGGTGAAGGAGATATTCAAGATTATGCAAAAGCCGGAACTGCTCTTGAATCGTATGTCCGAGCTGGATAAATCTCTGCTGGTCAGGAAATTGATAGAGCGCATTACCGTGCAATATGACACTTTGGAAATCAAGTGGACCGAGCTGGCACTGGACATGCTGCCGGCCAAGTATCAGGCAAAGACTGCCGACGGCGTGATGACCATTTCTGCTCCGCTGGCTCGCACAAAGGACTTGTTGCAAGTTACTATTCCGGAAATTGTGGAACCGGTACCGACCATTAACAAAGAACTGGTGCGAGCGCTGGCCAAGGCTTTCCGGTATCAAAAAATCCTGACGAACTCTAAAATCAGCATTGCTGAACTTGCTGCCAGGGAAGAAACAGATGCCGGCTTTTTGGGGAGAATTGTTCGTCTGACCAGTTTGGCACCGGATATTATCAAGTCTGTTCTAGCCGGCACTCAGCCCGCTGATTTTATTCTACAACCCCTCGTGCGTAATGAGATTCCGCCAATTTGGGCTCAGCAGCGCAAGTTATACGGTTTCCCGGAAATTTAGGAGGCTTTCATGAAAAAAGTGACACACCCGATATCTCTCTCTTTCTCATTTCCGGATACAATCCCTTCCGGTAACGGCTATATTATACTGGATCGTGAGCTTATCAACTGGCCCTTGTTCTACGATGATGCCGCTTGGAAGATGTTCATATATCTTCTAATGAGAGCAAATTACACAAACCGCCTCTGGGGAACGCACCAAGTGCAAAAAGGTGAACTAATCACCAGTTATCAACATTTGGCAGATGCTCTGAACAAATCCCGTGATGAAGTTAAGCGCCTTCTGAAAAAGTTAAAAAATATCCGTGAAGTAGAGACCGTGCGCATAGGTAACGCCCTACTTATAAAGATGCTTAACTACTTGAAATATATGAATTGTAAGGAAAGCGAGAAAGGAGAGGGCGCCCGACTTAAGCCCGAGGAAAATCCTGGTTGTGACCTGACATCACCCATAACTAAAGAAAATAAAGAAGGGAATCATGTAATAAGGGAAGAAAATTTATATAGGCCTAAACATTTTTCAAACAACCATAGCGGCGGTTTGCAATCGATAGCTAGTATACTTGCTCGGCAAATGAAGCCTTCGTTACCTTACCATTTTGATGAATTCCCGCCGGATGAGGACGAAGTGAAGCGGTATGTAGCGGAAAAAGAGCTTAATGTGGATGTGGACCGATTTTTGGATCACTACTATAAGACCGGCTGGTGTCAGAAGAACGGCAAGCATTTGGACGGTTGGCATTTTGCGTTATATCATTGTGAGAAAACGGGAGAATGGCTGTGACGGTTATTTAATAGTCTGAAATACCTTATTGTAATCTTTATATCCTCGACAACAGATAACAGGAATTGTTGTCTGGGATAAAAAATCCTCGATTTCAGCATTTATTTCTCGGTTGGCCTGATCCCATTCCCAGATTTTCTTTAACGTCACTTTACGATAGTGATAGGCTTGGACCGGTAAATCCGGAGTGATTGTTTTCCCCATCAATTTTTTTGCCTTTAAAAAACGCAGAGTAAACCTGAAAATAGCACAAAGTCGAGGAATTCTCATGTCAACAATCAGATCTGGGGCCAAGCGTCCATACAAACTTTTTTGACATCCTTCCATAACCCAATCAGGATGAATGTTTATAAAATCTTCCAAAAGTTTTTGCTGCTTATCTTGCGCACGATATGCACCATTTTCTTTTACGCGACATACCTCATCTAGGTTTAACCTGGGCAAATTAAACTTTTTATTTAATTGGTAAGCTAATGTTGATTTGCCAGCGCCAAGAGGACCAATAATGAGTATTTTCATGAAGTAGAACATACAGTTACGTTATCCATTTTACAAGATAATTTTTGCCACCGCCGGTACGGGTCCTTCCTGGCGATTTTTCATATGCGGGGACGCAAGCCGCGGTGTTTTTTTAGCAAAACAGAAAAAATCCGGCTGGTCACTGGTCGCCTAAAAATATAGCAATATCAGATACTTACAGAATTTTCAAAAATCGGGGGCTGGTCACTTTTGAAATCGGGCTGGTCATCTACTGATTTTAAGTAAGAAAATGAACTTAATCATTACACGAAATAATTTAGGGGCCGATAATCAGCCCCTTTTTTGTTGGATGGTAATTTAAGCGTTGGCTTTGAGGTAATAAGTCCTGATACCATCTTTCTTTTCGGAGGCGATGGTTCCACCGGTCTTTTTAGCATAGGCTGACATCGCACCGCGTATAGAGTTTTCTTTCCATCCAAGGGCCTCTGCCATCTCTTTTAAGGTTGCACCTTCCGGACGTCTGAGCATATTTACCATAAAGGCTGTTTTATCGCGGTGGTCTAGCGCTACCGGTTCTATTTTGATTTCTACTTTAGCTTTGGAAGCCGATTTTTTTGTTGTGGCTTTAGCTCTTGAGCTTTTCTTTTGTGTTGTCATTTTCGTATCCTTTCTATCTGGTTAACACAACACAATGAATGCTTGGAAATAAAATTATATCCAGTAAATAATGCAGAAAAAGTGCAGAAATACGCAAAAAATTCCACAAATTGCCGAATGAAAGAGTCACAAATGACCGAATAAAATGTAAAAAAGCAGTATCATATTATTCGATGCTATTTTACATCTCTGTAGCTACATAACCTGATAGATACAAGGCAAGGTAAAAATAATGAAAAATGCTTGCTTTTATTTACTTAAAGTTTATCATAAATTGGATCGAATTTGTATTGGTATGAACTATGAGCTACTATAAACTGTCGGAAGAAGATACAAAAAGAATTGAAATCACCCCCACTATCGTTGATAAAGGTTGGGATAATAAAACGCAAATAAGGCAAGAATTTAGTTTTACCAAAGGTCGTATAATGGTCAGAGGTAAAGAGGTCAAGCGTGGAGAGCCCAAAAGGGCTGACTACGTTTTGTTTTATAAACCTAATCTTCCATTAGCCATAGTTGAAGCAAAATCAGGTTATAAAACGATTAGTGCTGGTATTCAACAAGGTATTGATTATGCACAAACATTAAACATTCCATTTGTATATAGCTCTAACGGTAAAGGATTTTATGAACACGATTTACTAACTGGTGCAGAGCGTGAAATTGGATTAGATGAGTTTCCATCCCCAACTGAATTATGGAAACGTTATAAAAAAGCACAAAATATAACAGAAGAACAAGAAAACCAAATATTTTCCCCATACTATGATGATGGTTCAGGTCGATCTCCACGTTATTATCAACGCATAGCCATAAATAAAACGATTGAGGCTATTGCAAAAGGTCAAGACCGCATTTTACTTGTTATGGCAACAGGAACAGGTAAAACATACACAGCATTTCAAATTATCTGGCGCTTATGGAAGTCAAAACAAAAAAAGCGTATATTGTTTTTAGCTGACCGTAATATTTTAGTCGACCAAACCAAAAACCAAGACTTTGCACCGTTTGGTAAGGCAATGACTAAAATTACAAATAGAACTATTGATAAATCATACGAAATTTATCTTTCATTGTATCAAGCCGTAACAGGTACAGAGGAAGAAAAGAACATATATAAACAATTTTCGCCAGATTTTTTTGATTTGATAATTGTCGATGAATGCCATCGAGGTTCGGCGGCAGAAGATTCTGCTTGGCACGATATTTTAACCTATTTTAATTCCGCCACCCAAATCGGCATGACTGCCACGCCAAAAGAGGAATATAATGTCTCAACATCAACATACTTTGGTGAGCCACTTTATACATATTCGCTCAAACAAGGTATTGAAGATGGCTTTTTGGCTCCATATAAGGTTTTGAAAATTGGTTTAAACCGTGATTTGATGGGATGGAGACCAGAACTAGGAAAGCTCGATAAATACGGCAATGAAATTGAGGATAAACAATATACTCAAGCAGATTTTGACCGTTCGTTGGTGCTTGAAAAACGCACCAACGAAGTTGCTAAAAGAGTTATGCAATTTCAAAGAGAGAATGATCCGTATGCTAAAACGATTGTATTTTGTGAGAATATTGACCACGCTGATAGAATGAGAGCTGCGTTATGCCAAGAAGCTCAAGAGTATGTAAAAGAAAATCCTAAGTATATTATGAAAATTACTGGTGATGATGCTTTAGGTAAGGCTGAACTTGATAATTTTATTGATTTAGATAGTCGTTATCCTGTTATAGCTGTTACATCTCGGTTAATGTCAACTGGTGTAGATGCCAAAACTTGTAAACTGATTGTGCTTGACCGTACTGTTGGCTCTATGACTGAATTTAAGCAAATTATCGGTCGTGGTACTCGTGTGAACGAAGAATATGGCAAATATTACTTTACGATTATGGATTTTCGCAACGCCACAAAACAATTTGCAAATCCAGAGTTTGATGGCTACCCGACAGAAGTTAAATTAGAGCTTGGTGCTAATATTGATGAGCAGGATGCCGATGAAGGCGATATTGATGATATCGAATTCGAAGAAGGTATTGAAGATACCTATGATTGGGATGATGCTGAACCAATAGAAGAACACAAAGTCAAAAAATATTATGTTGATGATGTAGAGGTTGAAGTCGTTGATGTTAATGTCCAATACCTTGATGAAAACGGCAAACTAATCGCAGAAAACATCAAGTCATTTTGCAGAAACTTTATGCTTAAACGTTTTCCAGAAGAAAAAGATTTTATTGATATATGGCAATCAGCCTCAAATAAAACAAAGTTATTGACTGGTTTGAGTGATACAGGCTTGTTTTTAGATGAATTGCGCCGTGAATATGGTCGGGAATATGACGTGTACGATGTTATTTTGCAAAACACATACGGTACAGAGCCACTAACCAGAGAGCAAAGAGCGCAAAAAGCCAACAAAATCCTTGAACAGCTTGAAGGTGATTGTAAAAACATATTTGCTGATGTGATGGCAAAATATGTTGAGGTTGGCATTTCTGCCTTAGAAAACCGTAATACACTTCGCATAGAGCCATTTACCTCACAGTATGGAACAGGTGTTGAAATTGTACGCAAAATCGGTGGCAATGAAAAATATATCAAAATAACAGAGAATTTGAAGAATGCTATATATGAAGGATAACCAATGACGAACTTATCATCGACAATTAAGACTATTCAAAACATTATGCGTAAAGATTCAGGCGTTGATGGTGATGCACAACGTATCGGTCAACTTTCTTGGATGCTGTTTTTGAAAATTTTCTCGGACAGTGAAGAAAATTGGAGCTTTTATGAAGAAGGTTACGAGTCACCAATACCTGCAGAGCTTCAATGGTCGGCTTGGGCGAGTGATGATGAAGGTATAACAGGCGATGATTTACTTGATTTTGTAAACAATAAATTATTTCTGACGCTTAAAAATCTGCCAACAGAAGGCAATCGTCGGGCATATATGATACGTTCCATTTTTGAAGATGCGTTTAACTATATGAAATCGGGGCAATTGTTGCGCCAGATAATCAATAAAATCAATGAAATAGACTTTAACTCGTCCGAAGACCGTCATATTTTCGGGGACATATATGAACAAATCTTAAAAGGCTTACAGTCGGCAGGTAATGCGGGGGAATTTTATACACCAAGAGCTGTTACGCAGTTTATGACTGAAATGACAAATCCGCAGTTAGGGCAAACCGTACTAGACCCTGCTTGCGGTACGGGTGGTTTTTTAGCTTGTGCTATTAACCATATGAGAAAGCAAGTTGTTAATCCCAACGACGAACATAAGCTCCAACAAGGCATTATCGGTTGGGAAAAGAAACAACTTCCACATATTTTATGCACGACCAATATGATATTGCACGGTCTTGATGTACCCAATATTCAACATTTAATAGCTGGAAGTTTAGCTAAGCCTTTGAATAGTTATAGCAAAAATGATAAAGTCGATATAATTTTGACTAACCCACCGTTTGGCGGTATGGAAGAAGATGGCATCGAAAACAATTTCCCAGCTGATGTACGCACTAAAGAAACAGCAGACTTATTCTTAGTTTTGATTATGAAGTTGTTAAAAGACGGTGGAAAATGCGCCATGGTGCTGCCTGATGGTTCTTTATCTGGTGATGGGGTGAAAGCAAGAATTAAAGAAAAATTATTAAATGAATGTAATCTCCATACAATAGTTAGACTACCTAAGTATGTGTTTTATCCATATACAAATATTGCTACGAATCTACTGTTCTTTAATAAAGGAGAAAAAACAACAGATATATGGTTTTTTGAACACCCATATCCGACTGAGTATAAGTATACTAAAAAACAAACAATACAAATAGAGGAATTTGATATAGAAAAACAATGGTGGTATAATAGGGAAGAAAATCAAAATGCTTGGAAGGCAAGTTTAGATGATATTGTAAAAAATAATTTTAATTTAGATATAAAAAATCCAAATAAGATTGAAGAAGAAAAAAAATATACATCAGAGCAATTATTTGAAAAGATTGTTTCTAATCTAGATATTAGTAAAGATTTGTTATCAGAAATACAGAGATGTTTACGAGATGCTTAATTACAAAATAGTAGAAATTGGAAGTTTTTTAACTAATAAAAATAAGCGACTAAAACACGAATACGCAAATTCTCTGCATTACAAGAGAATAACAAAAATAGATTTTGAAGGGAATATTCATTTAAGAAACAATGTCCCAAGTAAAACTGATATGATAGAGGTAGACAAAGGTGATTTGATTATATCTGGTATAAATGTATCTAAAGGTGCTCTATCTATATTAACAGAATGTGATAAAGCTCTGGCAACAATACACTATTCTACATATATTTATAATAAAGAAATGGTAAATATTGATTACTTGAAATATTTCTTTAAAAGCAAATATTTTAATGAGATTCTTGAGAAGAATATAAAAGGTGGAATAAAAACAGAAATAAAACCAAAACATTTTCTAAAATTAAAAATACCTCTTCCACCATTAGCAGAACAAGTTAATATAGCTGAGAAGTTAATAAAAATTGATAAATTGTTATGTTCATTAAAAGAAATTAATGCCCAAACTTCTGATTATCTCCGTGAATATTTGAAACAGCTAAGTTCTTTTATTATTGCAAAGAATTCCAAATTTTCTACATATAAATTAAGAGATATTATTTCATTTGGTCCTAAAAATGGTTTTTCTCCCCAGTCTGTCGGGTACAAAACAAACATAAAAAATCTTACGTTAACAGCTACATCTTCAGGACATTTTTTACCTAACAATTATAAATATGTAGACATAAATATAGATGATAATTCTGATTTATGGTTGCGTGACGGTGATATACTTATACAGAGAGGTAATTCCATAGAGTATGTAGGTATTTCGGCTATATATAAAGGTAATGACAAAGAATTTATATACCCAGATTTGATGATAAAAATAAGAGCAAATTCAGAAATTATTTTAGATGAATATTTACATTTATATCTGAACTCTCAAAAAATGAGGCAATATTTTAAAAGTAATGCGTCAGGTACATCAGGAAGTATGCCAAAAATAAATCATAAAACGTTATTGAATGCTGATATAGATATTCCCAGTCTGAATAAACAACAGGAATTAGTAGATAAATATAATTATCTATACAATAATCTATCAAAGATTTATTCAAATATTGAAGAGAATAAAAAAGTATATTTATTGCTTGATAACCTTCTTCTATATTACCTTAAATGATTTTTGCTAGCTATACGTAACGTGTAAAATATGTGAACGATAACAACGAAATAAAGTTATATGGGGCTGTTGGTCGCAAGGATGAGACATCACTTTCAAAAACAAAGGAACGTAATATTGACGCTTTAACAGCCGAAATTTTAATACCAGAGGATGTTTTTGTTTCTGCAGTAGAACAGGAAAATACAAAGAAGTCTGCACTTGTAGAAAACACAATTATTCGCAAATTAGGCAAACAATTCCGTATTTTAGACGATGCCGTCAAAATCCGTTTGCAAAATCTGGGGTATCATACCAAATAGTTCTTGACTCAGATATACGTATGGATACACTTTAACATTGCTACATCGCTAGGATGGTAGGATAGCTATTAAGAATGTCAAGCATTATTCGGAGCACGCTCCAAACAATCTTGACAAGACTAATGAAAGAACTGTTATATTCTGCGGTTAAACTACCAAAGATATTCATAATAGAACTCCTTTCGTGGTGATTATAGTTATTATAACACTTGTTATTACTCGTGTATATCTGGATAAAGAGAGCTTGATGACAAGCAAGTCAACCTTTTGAAGGGGGATTAGTGTTATTGGAAGTGAGGCGTTGCAGATTTCTGCACAAGAGACACGACTTGAGCCTCATTTCCGTGCAAAAAAGGTTAATATGAAAAAGATAAATGGATATTTAATAGATAAGTTTTACAAACACTTTGACGCGCCATTAAAACTTCGAAAAAAAGTTCTAGATCCTGAAACGGGAAAAAGGAAATACCTTCAACTAAAAGAACGTATTGATGAAATATCAAGGTATGTTGAAAATCCACAAAATATAATAAGTAGGTCTTTCTTCCCATTTATTGGTTTTACAATTGAAGAAAGACGTAGTTCTAAACTTTCAGGATTATCTAAAGATGGAAATGGATCAATCGTAAAAAAGAGGCCAATACGATATGCCTCTCATAAAGATAGTGCTATTTACGCATATTATGCGAATTTATTATATCCATTATATGAGAATAAACTAAGAGATTTAGATTTGCAAGATGTTGTTATCGCTTATAGGAAATCTGAATTTTTATATACGGAAAATGCTGATAATATACATTTAGCATACGATGTATTTAATGATATAAAAAAACGCAAAAATAACTGTGTTGCGTTGGCTTTTGATATCAAGAGCTTTTATGATAATATTGATCACAAGAAATTAAAAGAAGAATGGATTAAATTGCTTGGTGATAAAGCTAAGAATGGGCAATTACCTCAAGATCATTACAAAATATATAAAATGCTCACAGATTATTGTTACATACAACGTAAAGCAATTGAAGTATACTTACATTGTGGCGCACCAGAAAAATTACATAAGTTTTGTGAAAAATGTAAAACTCCAACAAAATGCAAAATTGGACATCAAATATTCAAAAATATGGATGAGTTTCACAAATTTAAGGTGTGGTATGCAAAACACCCAGAGGTTAAGCTATGGGATTTAAGTGATGAAGAGTTACAACATAAAGAGAACATCTTATCCAGTAATAAAACCTTTAATTTTAATGTCGGAATACTCGATAAAGAACCTTATGGTATCCCTCAAGGCTCATCTTTATCAGCTCTTTTGGCAAATATTTATATGATACCATTCGATTTAGAAATGAAAAAATACGCTCAGAGTATGGATGCTACATATAGAAGGTACTCGGATGATATTATTTTTGTTTGTGATAAAAAATATGAGAAAATTGCAACAGATGAAATACCCTTAAAAATAAAAGAAAGAGGTAATCATCTAATAATACACAAAATTGATAAGAAAGATAAAAATTCAAAAAGCAAATGCTATGATTTCACATCACCTGATATAAAGAAAAGACCGCTTCAATATTTAGGTTTAGAATTTGATGGAGATAATATCAAAATACGCGGATCAAGTTTAGCAAGATATTTACGCAAATCAAAAAGAGGTATAACGGCTATGAGAGTAAGCGTACAGAGAAAAATATTATCCTTGTGGAATAAAGGCGAAAATATTGATAAAATTCTTCCTAAAGTATATAGAAAAACTCTCTATAGAAGATATACACACTTAGGAAAAAGAAATTTTTTAAGTTATATCTATAAAGCCTATGATCATACGGGATGTAAAGTTATAAAAAAACCTCTTAAGAGGCATTTTTCCAGAATAAAAGAGCTTATATTTAAAACTGATCAAAAATTAATTAACTTTTATCAGAAGCTGAATCAAAAAAGAAGTAAACTTAATGATTAAAGTTTTGTTTGTATGTTTAGGGAATATTTGTCGGTCGCCGATGGCGCAGTTTGTGTTTAAACAGATGGTGGTCGAAAGAGGCCTATCCGACCGGTTTGAAATTGATTCCGCCGCTACCGAAAGTTACAACGAGATGTGCCATGCCGGCATTCACCACGGTACGCGAGAGATACTCAAAGCCATGCATGTGCCTTTTGATGAGCATTATTCCCGTCGCATTCGCCCTCACGATTACAAGCATTTTGATTATATCTTGGCGATGGATGACAGCAACATTGAGGACATTCAATCACTCGTTGGTATGGATACGGAGCATAAAATCCATCGCTTATTAGATTTTACGGACCATCCACGCAACATCCGCGATCCATGGTATACAGGTAATTTTGACGAGACATACTGGGATATCTACGAAGGCTGTCAGGCGTTTCTGGAACACCTTAATTTGCGGGCTTGATATTCCACTTTATTTTCACTCGGCACTGTCCGTATTAAACCTCCTACTCCTCTAATTAACTCACGCACGCTGGCACTTTTTTCTGCTTCTCGTTAGGAATGCCGAGGATATAGGATACGAACATGGGGGGATAAAAGGGTGACATTATCAAGGTAAAATGGTCTGAGTGAACTCAATCCAAAAGTATCTATTTCGGCTCCGAACCTGCCAACAACCAAAAAATACCGAGAGGATATATCCTGACCGCCCGAAGCGCACCTTTTCTAAAATCTTGGCAGAATAAGGGGCAGAGCAGGGCGACAGCGCCACAAATCCACCGCATAAAACGGTATATCAATATTCCGAAAGTGGAAGGGAATGGTGGGCCTTGTAGTGTCACTATCAGCAAAGATATATTTTATATATATCTCCTGTTAACTACATGGTCTTTTTATAGCAAAACGGCACTTATATGTCAATAATTAAATATGATTTTATTTACGATTGTTGTGCAACAAAGATGACTTATCCTAACCCATAACTAAGTTCATGGGATAAATGCTATATTTCCTAGGGATAAAGCAAAATAAAAGTAACAAATTTTAGGAATATGAGGGGTAAATTCCCAAAAGATGGTAAAGTAAAAAATACATCTTCCTAGTAACTAGGGATCCGGAACATTGGTACCAAAACACGGTATCCACACCAGGTGTTTTTTTACATTCGACAAGATAATATCATTGTGATATTACAATGATAGTGGCTTAGAGAGCCTATTTAGAGCGAATACACTAGGCTTGTGGGCTTAAGTCTGTATTATAAAAGAGGTATAAATGGAAAATATAAAGCGTCGTGTTACACAAGCATTATCTCTAAGGGCTCCACAAGAGGATAGTCTCAGAATATTAGCGGACATTGTAGAGAAAGTCGGTTTAAAAAAAAGTATAGATCTACAAAAGGCCCTTGAAGCGGCACAAGAGGCTTGCCAAACTGTAAAAGATTTTGAGCGCGCTTTTCCTTGTTTTTGTTTTGCTATTGCTACTGGTGTCGGTAAAACTCGATTAATGGGAGCAATGATAGCTTATTTACATGAAGCAAAGGGAGTTAAAAACTTTATGGTTCTTGCTCCAAATCTGACAATTTACAATAAATTAAAAACAGATTTCCGGGAAGGAACTCCAAAATACGTATTTTCAGGTCTTAAAGACTATGTTGATACACCACAGATCATCACCGGTGATGATTATGATCAAGTTGGAGGGTTGCTAGATAATCCAAATGATGACCGTGTCCGAATCAACATTTTTAACATTTCCAAAATTGATTCCGATAAAGACGCACGTGGCACTCCCCGTGTTCGTCGTATGGCGGAATATATTGGCCAATCCTATTTTGATTATTTGTCCAGCTTAAAGGATTTAGTGCTGATTATGGATGAGGCTCATCGCTATCGTGCAAATGCCGGCATGGCTGCGATTAATGAGCTTAACCCTGTTTTGGGCATAGAGTTAACCGCAACGGCAAAGTCAACAGGCGCAAAAGGTAAGCCTTTTAGAAATATTGCCTATGAATATAATCTTGCTCATGCCATAAAAGACGGCTTTGTAAAAAAGCCTGCTATCGTCGGGCGCACAGATTTTAATAAAAATCAATACGACGAAAACACATTAGAAGACTTAAAAATTAAGGATGGTATCCAAGTACATGAAGGTGTTAAAGCAGAATTGCAAGTCTACGCGGATAACAAGAAAGTTCGCAAAGTTAAGCCTTTTATGATGATAATTGCCAAAGATATTGCTCACGCAGAAGCCATTGAAGCCAAAATAAAGAGCGATGATTTTGAAGAAGGACGCTATAAAGACAAGGTAATTGTTGTTAACTCTAAGCAAAACGGCGAATTAAAAGACGAAGTATTGCAGCGCTTATTGCAAATAGAAGACGCAGACGAACCGACCGAAATTGTTATACACGTCAATATGCTCGGCGAAGGTTGGGATGTGAACAATCTTTACACGATTGTGCCGCTCAGAACAGCAGATTCAAAAATTTTGGTAGAACAATCTATCGGACGCGGCTTGCGTTTGCCTTATGGCAAGTTGACCGGCGATGAAGCCATAGACCGTTTGCACGTTGTCGCGCATGATAAATTTGCTGATATTATCAAAGCTGCTCGCGACCAGTCCTTTGAATTTCAACAAGAGTATATTGATAACAGCGATAACGGCTTAGTAGGCAAAACTGTCGAAACAAGCACCAGTAAAATTGATGAAGAAGTGCAAAACGGCAATATAATTGTACCGAAGCCACAACCGAAACAAGCAACATTACCGGTATTTACAAACGAGGATAATCGTAAAATCGGCGAAGCAGTAAGAGAAGCTATTGCTGAAACAGGGCGCTATGTTCTTAATCCCGAAGACTTAAAAAGCAAAGAGAATCAAGAAAAAATTATAGAACTGGCGGAGCAAAAGCTCAAATATATGAAGTTAGAAAATTCGGAGCTTTCGTTAGAGGCAACCGTTGATTTACCGCAAACGGCTAAAAATATGACCGAAACGGTTATTAAAATGACGATTAACATTCCGAGAATTATTCAAACTTACCGCCAATTAAGCAGTTTTACTTTTTATGATTTTGATATAAACACGGCAGATTTTAACGGCTACAAACCGGAATCTCAAAAAATGATAATTCAAGAAATTATCGGGCATGGTCGCGATGAAATGCAAGCCGAATTTTTTGACCGTTATGACGATATAACGCACTATTTGCTTGTGCCTTTGGTTGATGAAACAATTATTTCCTACCAAGAAAATGCCGACTTAATTCAAAAACTTGTCCGGCAGACGATTGACTATATCAACTCATATTCGGGCAGTGAGCTAAACACACGCAAAATTCTGTTTTGGAACGGCGTTGACATTGCGCATAAAATTATGTTGCAAATGAAGGCGCATTTATGTCCGGCTAAAATGGAATTAACTGTTAAAGTTGACAGCGACTACGGCACACAAACATCGGAATCATATAAAATGCTTGCAAGAGAGGGTGAAACGCCGCTTGACTATCGCGCTTCTGTTCACGATAAGTCCAAAATTAAAAATATGATTTTTACCGGCTTTAAGAAATGTTTGTTTGATAAGCAAAAGTTTGATTCGTCAACCGAAAAAGACTTGAGCGAAATTTTAGAAAACGCAAGCGAAGTCTTAAAATGGTTTAAGCCGAATAATGACAGGGCAAAAGAGATATTTAATATCAAATATCCTGATGATGAGCGTCAGCTCCATAATTATTACCCTGATTTTATCGTCGAAACCATCAGCGACAAATATATGATTGAAACCAAAGCTTCAAATCAAATGACGGATAAGACAGTATTAGCCAAGAAAGAAGCTGCATTGAAGTGGTGCGAAATTGCAACGGACTTTGAAAAAAAGCATAACGGCAAAGCTTGGCACTATTTGTTGATACCTGATAATACCGTAACCCTAGACCGCACATTTGAAAAACTTGTGAGAGACTATGAGGCTAAATAAGAAAGGTAAATAATGGACGCAGTTGTTGAACATACGCTTTACAATTGGTTTAGAGATATATGGCTTCCGGCGGCAGGAGCAATATTGATACCGGTTGCTATTGCCTTCTTTACATGGTGGTTTGGTGCAAGCCGTGCGGAAAAACAAAAGGAAATACAAGAACTACGCGAAAATCTCAACTTTCTTGTTTCCATATCTTTAGGAAGTATCAATGGACTTAATTTTTTAGCAAAAAGATTGCAATTCCAATTAGAAAAGGAGCAAAATGCTCTTGACATTATCAAAGATAAAAATTCCCAAAAATCATTTATGTTTGACGATGTATGTTTCGGTTTTGTTTATGATGATGTTTTCAAGGCAATTTCTCTTGAAAAGTACGCACAATGTATTGATTATATTCCTCATTTTGTATCGGATATTGTTTTAGTAAAAAGTCTTTTGAACTCTTTGGATGCTTATATATTGGAGCGTAATCATATTTTGTTATCACTGTCAAATTGTGAAGACCTAGCACAAAAGCGTGACAGGAATATTTCCTTTTTAATTGGAGATTATACTGCCGTTAAGGGATTATTGAATGAGACGTATCGTATTACTTTACTTTTAAGAAATTTAATTGCAAATGTTGTCAAATTAAATAATGACATAAAAAAATTAAAGTTGGTACCGCAATGCTATAACAATGAGCAGATGAACTTTATAAAAGAATCTGAAGAACGTTTTACACCTCAAGCAAATCAAGAAGGAACTGAAAAATGACTGAGAAATTGACAAGATTAGAGTTAACATGGCCGGGGAAGGAAGACAGATTTAACCCTGAGCCGAGGATTTTGCTTGAAGACAAGGAAAAGTCATTTTCGTATGAAAAAGATACGGACGGCATGGCTAAAGACATTTTCGACCATTTTGACGTAAAAGCAAAAGTTGAGCCGACGTATGATAATATGCTGATACATGGCGACAATTTGTTGGCATTAAAGGCGTTGGAACAAGACTATACCGGTAAAGTAAAATGTATTTATATTGATCCGCCATATAATACCGGCAACGCTTTTGAGCATTATGATGATGGCTTAGAACACTCTATTTGGCTATCTTTAATGCGAGACCGTTTAGAAATTTTGAAAAGATTGCTTGCAGAAGACGGAATGCTATTTGTTCAAATAGATAACAACGAATTGCATTATTTAAAAGTTATAATGGATGAGGTGTTTGGACGAGATAACTATAGGAATTCTATAATTACAAAAAAAGGTGTAAAAAATGTTCAAAAGCAGTTTGATACAGTAGAAAAGTTAAATGCAGCATACGATACCATTTTAATGTATTCAAAAAATTCCACTTACAGAATTCCAAATTTATTCCAAAAAATAGATAAAACTGAAGCTAAAGGGTCATGGAATAATCATTGGAGGGGAACAGATAGACCAACAATGCGTTATGAATTATTAGGGGTTACACCAACAAGCGGGCAATATAGATGGTCACAAGAAAGATCATTAAAAGCTGTTGAAAATTTCAAGGTATACACAAAATGGCTTAATGATAATAATTTATCTATTGAAAATATGGATATGAATTATGAGCTTTATATACAGCAACATAACATATCAAACACAAAAGATTTTGAACTAATCAGACTTAGTAAAACGGGAAAACCTGAACATTATATACCACCATCAGATGAAGTTTTGTTAAGTGAAAATTGGTTAGATTTATCAGTAGCTGGAAGATTAACAGATTTTGAACATGAAAAAAATGAAGCAATAATAGAGCGAATTATAGGCTGGATTACCAAGCCTGGAGATTTAGTACTTGATAGCTTTTTAGGTTCAGGCACAACGGCAGCAGTGGCACACAAAATGGGACGCCGTTGGATTGGTGTTGAAATGGGAGACCATGTTTATACTCACTGTATTCCGAGATTACAAAAGGTAATTAAAGGCGAAGATGCCGGCGGTGTTACCAAATCAACCGGTTGGCTTTGTGGTGGTGGCTTTAAGTTCTATGAACTTGCGTCATCGTTAATCGTTAAAGACAAATACGGACAACAGATTATATCCGACAAATACAACGCCGATATGCTCGCCGAAGCAATGTGTAAGATTTTAGGCTATCATTATAAGCCGGACGCTGAAAAGTATTGGAAACAGGGCTTTTCGTCCGAAAAGAGTTTTATCTTTACTACAACCATGAGTGTGCAAGAGGAATCTTTGGATAAATTAGCTGCCGAAGTTGGTGACGATAATTTGCTTATTTGTTGTAGCGCCTTTGTCGGCAATAAAAATGCTTTTCCGAACATTACAGTTAAAAAAATCCCAGCTGCTATTTTGAAAAAATGCGAATGGGGTGCAACAGGCTATCCATTCCAATTAAAAGACTACCAACCCAAAGACGAAGACTTTGAGTTTGACGAAGAGGAAAGGGAGGAATAAATGGGAATTTTAATAGATAAATTTAAAAGTAATCCTGTTCATCAGGCTATAGAAACAACATTAAAATATATTGACGATTGTAAAAGTAATGAGAATTTGACTGATGCCAACAGGGATTCATTAGATGCCTATGGGCAATTATTGATCTATGCAAAATATGTCATGGAAAATAATATAACTCAGGTCGTTCCTCCACAGATATTAACTAATTTAACAAATAACATAAATAATTTACAAAATAATAATGCCTTAAACATTGAGACGACTTATAATTTATATACAGCGATTACTTCTGACCTAGCAAAAATTCCTGTGTATAATGATAAAAACGTTGTTAAATCAGGACTGGGTAAAATTATTAAAAACTTTAACAATGACAAAGAAAAAATACAAACGGAAATTTCTAATGAAATAGAAAATTTTAAACAAAAGCAAAGTGATGAATTAGAGAAATGGAAAGAGGAAAAAGAAGAATATGAACAACAATTAGGAGAGTTAAAAAAACAGAATAAAGCGTTAAATAAAGAACTGGAAAATTTAAACACTGTATTAAGCAAAGAACAGGAGAAAACAACAGCATTAATAACTGATTTAAAAGAAAATTATGATACAAAAGTCGCAAGTTTAAAAGAAACTTTTGAAAATAGTGAAAAGGAACGTGAGGAAAAATTTACTAATTTTCATGCGGAAAGCAAAGAGAAAACAGATACTCTTCTAAAATATATGCAAGACAAACAACTTGATGTAGAACGATTGTGGGGTATTATTGGAAAAGCGGTGGTATCTGGCAGTTCCCAAAATTATGCTAATAAAGCAAAGAATTTTGCCCATACAATGATGGGATTATCGCTTATAATCATGTCGGGAGCTATAATATTCTTAGCATATACTTTTTATGAAGATGTATCATCTCCAAATTTTAATCCTATGAGCTTATTATATAGAATACCTTTCGTATTTACCTTGTTTTTACCTGCATGGTATTGTGCAAATATCGCCAGTAAACAGCGAAACCGAGAGTTCCAATTGCGTGATTTTGAAATCAAAACTGCCGGATTAGAGCCGTTTATGGAAAATATGAAAATGGTTAAATGCAACGATTGTGCTGGCGACGATAAACCTAATAAAAAGGATGAAACAAAATTAGAGCTTGTACGTGATATATTCCAAAATGACCTTAACAGAAAAAAAGTTGATGATGGAAATATTATCATCCCTAAAGATATGGTAGAGTTGTTAAAATCGTGTTTGGAAACTTGGACTAAAATAAAAGGTAAAAATGAGTAATACTGGGACAGACTACGAAATATATGAAACAGAATATTAACAGAAATACAACCGAGACAGATAACACCAAACTAAAAGTTTTCGAAAGCGAGAAGGAATGAATGAAACGGCAAGCAAAACGATAACGCCTAATGACGAATTAGAGGATCTTTTACGAATCAATAAAGAAATGTTGCAAAAAGAGGGTATTATGTATCTTCCTGATATGTGCTGCCTGAAAACAGTAGAAGTATATTCAGCACTATTCAAAGACAATATGCAGTGTGGAGATAATCTTAAAAATTTATTTAACAATAAAATATATCTATTTGTATCCAGTTATTATTATAGAGCTAAAATGCGCTTGTTGTACGAGCAATTTCCGATATTTCAAGGGTTGTTACCTTTAGTAGACGAGGTTTTATTGCTATTTTTTGCTCATAAGTATATTTCTGCATATATAGCCTTATTCCCCGCAGTAGAAGGTTTATTACTACGTTGGGCAAATAAACTAAAAGATATAGATAATTTCAAATTTAGAGATTTTATGAAAGCTAAAAGCCAAGAAGTCATAAATAATCACTCAGGAGATATGTGGTGCAAACATAATTTCAAACTACTCAAATTTATTATTTGTGACTTTCTATTTGAGCACTCAGACAAGTGTTCCATAGAAACGATGTTTAATAGAAACGTAGCACTCCATCTCTTAAATAATCCAGAATATCTGCAATCTCAAAAAAACTGTATGCGCTTATTTACAATTATTGATTTGATTGCGAATTGTTACAGTTATGATTACCCACTACAAAAAGGTGGCAGAATAGATAATACGTTTTGTTACGAGTTTCAGGAGAAAGAACAAGAAAAAGTTAAAAAGATGGCGCAAGAGTATTATACTATAGATGTAATTGCTAACTATATAACCTCCCAAGTAACATCAAACACCGATTCTATGCTGTAATCTATTTTCAGACTACGCTTTTTGCCGCCGACGAGGCGATTGCATTTCTTTTCAAGTTCTCGCTCGGTATCAAAAGTGTTGAACTCGTTGTTGTTCATTTCCTCTTGTAGCTTTTTAATCTCGGTAGTTATGGCAAGCTTGGTATTAAAATTCTTCTCTAATTTTAATTGCCGTTTAAGGCTCGTAATCTTGTTTTTGAGTTTGCCACCCTTTAAGTGTATGGCTTGCTTCTCATCAACAAGCCAGCGATTCAATTTATCAACTTCTGATCGTAACATATTGTCAATACGCTTTTTTTCTGATTTTTCGCATTTAGCTATATTTTGTTCATGTATTTGATTTATTAGATCTTTATAACCTATTACAATGGGCTCATCGGTTGTGATTACATTATCAAAGATATCCCTTGCTTGTACATTAAGTAAGTTTCCTTTGTCAGACATTACTGTAGTAATCAAATGGTTTTTGGTCTCTGGTTGTTTCATTGTAAATAATGACAGCTTTAGCCTGCCTTTTGAGCCTGTTTCCAATTTGTTTGAAGCTTTTAGATGTAGATGTATAGGTTTTGCTTCCAAATTTAAGGCTTCTTTAAGAATTATTTTACCAAATTCTGAATCCGGATTGTAGACAGTTGCCGCACGACTTAAGGCCTTACGTTCTTCAGAGGTCAACAAATTATTATTCGTTTCTTTCTTGGTAAAATCTAAATTGTAATTAAAACTTTTTGAAAAGTTTATTGTTGATGGTAAACCAAAGACCTGTTCTTCAAATTGTCCGAATACTTTTGTGCGTTCATTTATAAAAAATTCCGGATGGAACATTTTAAGTATAACTACTGTCAAATTCCAAAAAATTTCTTTACGTCTCTCTAGATAATCTTCAACACGTTGTCTCATAACATGGAGTTTTTCTTGAGTTGTTGGACTTAAATTCTCCAGAACGAGTTGTTTTGCCTCTTCTATTTTTTCTTCGCGTTTAACGCTCAGGCTTTCCTGTAAAGCATCAAAAGCACGATTTATTTCATCGGTAGTGCGGCACATTTCAAGAATAGATGCTACTGCTTTTTCAAAGTCTACACCATCAGATAAAGTGCCTAAAATTTCATCACTTGCTCCGAATACTCCATCAAATAGCTTAAATTTATCCTGCAAAATTTGGTATAAGCGGACATCTGCAACGTTCTTCTTGTTTATAAAATTAATAATGACTACATCACATTTTTGCCCATATCTATGGACACGTCCTATTCTTTGTTCTACACGTTGCGGATTCCACGGTAAGTCATAATTCACCAGAAGGGAGCAAAATTGTAAGTTCAACCCCTCTGCGGCAGCTTCCGTGGCAATCATAATTTCAGCATTTTCTTTAAATTCTGATACTAATGCTTTTTTCATATCATTAGTGCGCGAACCAGTCAGATCTGACGAATGATTTTCAATAAAATCATTATAAATTTGGTTGCAAATGGGTGAATTATTTTGTCCGTTAAAAGTAACTATTTTATCCTTGAAGCCATTTGCACTCAGATAATCATAAAGGTAATTTAGTGTACGATTGCTTTCTGTAAAGATAATTGCCTTACGTAAGCCACCTTTTGCCTGTATTTTTTCAAAACCTTGATTCAGAGCCCTTATGAGCTTTTCGGTTTTTCCATCAACTTTTATTTCAGAGGCTTTATTTATCAAATTCTGTAGAAATTCTTTCTCTGCTTTTATATCTTCTTTTTTGAAATTAGTCTTAACATATTGTTTTAATTCAAAGTCCTCTATGTTATCCTGGTACTCTTCCACTAAATCTTCATCAAGCATAAAATCATCAAGGACATCAGGAGATCCCATAGATTTTTCAATGCTATCTAGACGATTCATCAGTCCTTCAAGAGTACCCTTTACGGCGGATGTTGAGGAACTCATTAATTTACGTATCATCAAAACAATTAACGTTCTGAACCGCGTTGTAATGGCTATTTGAGAAATATCCTGAATATAGGCAGAAACCGCGGTATAAAGTTGTTCTTCAGCTATCGTAGGATTAAAAGCTACAGTTATAGCTTCACGATTAGTATATTTAATATATTCCAGAACATCACGGCGCAAAGTTCTATGTAACACATCTTGTAATCTACGTTTTAGTTCTTCATGATGGCGTGCCGAATATAAATAGTTTTCCATAAAAGCATATTCATTACCTAGAATGTTTGGGTCGATTATGCTAACGAGAGAAAAGATATCCATTAATGAATTTTGAATTGGTGTTGCAGTTAAAAGTAGTTTTTTTCTGCCAGTAAATATTTCATTAATTCCTTCAGCTATCTTAGTTTTACCTTTGTAAAGGTTGCGTAATTTATGGGCTTCATCAATGACTACTAGGTCCCAATCGCGATCCTTCATCAGCTTTTTGAACTGGACGGCGCAGTTATATGAACAAATTGTTATACCTCTGAAATGTAGAACATCCGTATTTTCCTCCTTTATAGCAGTGCGGATAATCTTGCTGTCCAAAATTTGCGTAGGAAGATCAAATTTTTCTTGCATTTCTGTTTGCCATTGCTGACATAAACTAGCAGGGGCCACTACGACAATAGACGTTTTACCTCTGGAGTAGTATTCAGATATGACCAATCCGGCTTCAATAGTTTTACCGAGGCCAACTTCATCGGCTAATATAGTTCCATTAGATATAGGAGACTTTAATGCAAAAATTGCGGCTTCTATTTGGTGAGGGTTTAAGTCGATTTTGGATGTATCCAAAGTTCCCGAAATGTTTGCAATATCCAACTGGTTAGAAGAGCTTATTACTTCTAATGCATAATATTTTGCCCTTATTTCATCAGCTGTTAACATACATTAATACTACAATTTCGTGACTAAATTATCAAGTTAACAATACCAAATAAACTACTTACATCTACATTATATTGCTAACTACTCACACAATTCATCATACAGTACGTTATTTCTATCAATTTGACGGATCGTTTCAAGGGTATCGTTGGTATAATCGGCGTAAACCGGTTCATATAAAAGGCAGAAGTCACCGCTTATATTTTGAGTGCAAGCGGTTAATCCTGCCAGCGTCATTAAGAGTATCTCTAACTTTTTTTGCTTTTTTAACATCATCCAAAACAGCCTCTTTTGTTTTAAGTTCTTCATTGTGTTTCCCTTTCATATAGCCGAGCAGGTAAAGCAATCCTGCTGTTGCTCCTATAACCCAGTATTTCCCAGTATTCCAAATGTTGGTTATCTTGCTAAGTATTGTGATCCACATTTTTATTCCCTTTCTTTAAACCAATATCCCTTGCTCCACTAAGGCCAAGCACTATGCCGATGCCACCGAGTAAATATTGCCATTCGATTACCGGCATATTAAAAAACGGGACAATCACACAATTATGAAATATTCCGTAACATAAGGTCCAACCTATAACAGGTATCCATTTTCGCTTCATGATAGTTCTATCCCTTTCATAATTAACTCGGTAGAGTAGGGCTGAATTCCATTTTCTATACGCACTATTGCTTTGATAAATATGCACATTACGGCTGTTTCATTCAAATTAATAGAAGCATCAGGAGATATTCCCAGCTGTTTAGAAACTCCATTAATGTACGCCAGCGTTTGGTTTTCATTTGTGGGAGCATAACGACTGATTATTCTACGAATGGTATTTAAACCATACAGTTCCTGATAGTTTTTCAAAATTCGGGCCAAAGCCCGTATCCCATAGACAGGACTGGTAAATACGCAAAAAGACGGATCAATGTTTTTTCCGTTTTTTGTAAGTCCCAGCCAATTACATCCCCAACGAATGTTACCGGGGTTATTATTTCTAATGCCTCTTGGGGTTTGCTCGTTCATTGGTCATCTCCCATATCATTTCACGAAGTTCATCAATCTTTAATTCCAGGCGATTGATGTTAACCTGAGTGGCATATTCCTTCGCTACTGCCACTTTAAAATCGTTTAAGTCCCGCTCTACGGTTTTAATTTCTCGGCGTTGTTCGCCCAATTTATAAAAGAACCAACCAAAAGCCGGTACACAGATGATTTGCAAAAATTGAATCCATGTCATAGTTTGTCTCCCTTTATGATTGGTGAACGCGGTTATCTTCTACAACAGCGGTGATTTCCACTTTGTCTGAACGAGGCTTAATACTTGTAACTCTGGCCAAAGTACCCCACTTATCTTGTGTGCCAAAGGCAAAGTGCGTACGCTCTGATTTTGTGCCGGTTTCTATTTCAATAGACGGAGTTTCCCGTAAAACGACTTCATTCGGGAGCGAGCCGGAAGTGATCCTGTAAGGTCCGGCCAGTTCGCCGGTCTGCGTCCGAAGGGCCAAATAGTGATTTTGACCTTCTTCAAAAACCACTGGTTCCGAAAGCGTCAGTGTTGTGCCATTTACTGAGATAACCTCGCCACCGGTTCCCCAGTTCGGCATATCGTGAGTTATAGAAATCAGATCTCCGTAGCTCGGGATTAAACCTTCAAGCTCGGTCGAAAACGACACGATTCTGCGTCGGTACCTGTTAGCCAACGCCATATAGACCGCTTCACGCAGAGCTTGGTTTTTATCGGTACAACCAAAAAGTTCAACGGTAGCTGTTTTATCTGACGTGGATCCGGCAAAGGTTCCGGTTATCTCTGAGCTTTTCCAAGTCTTATCCGAAAAATACTGCACGCAAACGCTGTCGGCAGTATCTTCAGACGGCATGATGTATTGGATAGACAAGCTGTTTTTAACAATGTTCCTCGGCCCAAATAGCGCGACCGGAATTTCTTTCGGCTCGTCTCGTACAAAGCGAACAATACCACCTTGGATATAGGGAACAGAACGTCCGACTTTGCAGACACGCGAGAGTGCATCATAAACAGTCAGCTTGCTGTCAAAAACCCCGTTAAAGGTATCTCCTCGGAACGACCAAGTCTGATCCAGCCGGTATAACTCCTCTAAATCAATGGATTTGTCTGTCAACTGTGCGCCATAGCTGGCTTTCAAAATGTCCACAATCGCCCAAGCTATAGAGCGCGTGGCCTCTATGCCGGTCCAACCAGTAGTCGGAGACCATGTTGGCAATTTTCTCGTGACTATGCAGTTTACCATACGGCTTGACCGTTGCGACAGGTTATTTGTTGCCTTCATCTTAATGGCAAGCAAAGTCACATTCCCGTAATTTGGCGTTGAAACAATATAACCCTTTGCCGAGGCCCAACGCAGTTCATGTCCGGCACGCGACGATACGTCCTTGTCGTCCAAGCGTGTGGCTCGGACTTCGTACCGACCTTGTGCTACCGAATAAGTATAAGTCCGATAAAGGCCATTAACCGTATTGGCTGATAGCGTTTCGATTCCAAGTGTGAACCAGTCCCCCAGCGCATTATCTTCATCATCAATGCCACGAGCATCAACTTGCCATTGAACGGATTTTGTGTTCAGACTCCCGCTGTCGTTGGCGTAGTAAAGGCCACGCTGGCAGGCGATATCAATTTCTATTTTATCAATGGCGCTTTCGGTTGGGTTCAGCACAAAAGGTCCGATAGTCTTGTCTTTCAGGAGTTCCTGACCGGCCACTTCTGGGGAAGTCACCACATCATCTCTGAATAAGGTGTTTGTTTCACCCGGGTTGATGACCTGATATGTTATCTCTTCAAATGAGCTGATCGGAGTGTCCTCGATCCGGATTTTTTCGATGTCGTAATAACCTTGGCCGATACAATGGACCTGATAAACATATTGTTCATCGTTAATGTAGGCATAATAGGGCTGACTGGCAAAATCCGGATAGATCAGATGCCGGCCATAAATAACCGGAATTGGATTGCCAAGTCGTGCTTGATTTCCTTGAGCTTGTAAAGAATAAGTAGGACTTTGTGTAGATAACGAGGCTATACCATTAAGTGTGGCTTTGGGTGTAGGTACCAAAGCATTAATAAGCATACCCCCACCAACAGCAACACCAGCGGCGGCCATTCCTCCCCATATAGCCCCATAAGCCGCACCAACAGCACCACCAGTAATTACAGTTGCCGCAATAAGGACAATACTAAGTACGACGCTGATTGGGTTAGATCCGCCGCCGCCCCCGCCCAAGGGTAAAGTTACGAAGCAGACAATATCTTTATCGTTAAGTTCAAGGTTCCAGTTTTTACGAAGGATGGCTGTGCCATTAACAACACAAATTGTAGGCATGGCAAGGGATATATGTCGCTTTTTTATAATACCAGCGATACTGTGCTTGCCCTTTAGACAATAGCTTTTTTTACCCTTTAATGGATTAAAGGGATTGCATAATTCATTTACATAAATCATTTACTTTATAGCTCTATAAAATCCATCTATGAACCAACCGGCAAGATTTAGGGATATTTGGTTTTGAAAGATTACTCCGCCTTTTCGAACACAATGCAAAACGCCACCGCTATCCACATCAAGCCATATACCGGCGTGAACAGGATATTTAGCTTGGCGCATAAGGACAATGTCTCCGTCTTTTGGTGTTTTTACTTCAGAAAAATCTTTGAATATAGGGTTTGAAGTAAACTCGGTAATGACTGCTCTTAGGTTATCAGGGCTGATGTTTACTGCTGGAATATCTAGGCCGTAATGGTGCTCTTCGATAAACCTGACCAATCCCCAGCAGTCAAATTCATCTGGCCCCTGTCCTCCGGCAACCCAAGGCAGGCCAATATAACTTGTTGCAAAATGTGTCATCTTGAAAGTCCCGGATATTTTTTTACGGTATAGTTTTCCGCGGGGAAGGTTTTATTCCCAATATCCATCATACGAGCGGTTGCGGTTATTTTGTAACAATCAACATTTATGTCTGTAATAACCAGGGTAATAGGAGGATCCATTTGCGGATAAGAAAGGTCGTTTGATAAGTAGGGGCGATATGTAAGCTCAATCATATCTTGAGTTTCGACAGCTTTATCAAGATAAGCAATTATTTGTGTGGAAACATTATCTATGATTACAGAAATCTCCGGAGTAGGGGAATTGCCTATCGGCGGCAGTTCTAAATCAAAAGCTAAAGCCAAAAATTCAACATACTCCGAAGGATTAAGCGGGGCGGTATCCTCTAATCTACAAATATGATTAACATAATCTCGCGTAACCCTAATGGCGGTAGGATTTCCTTCATCATCAATGAATGCAGGGTGACGAAGCTCTAATGTATGTATAATTACCACGTCACTTGGTGCGGATGCATAGGCTTCCTTTAATGCTTCAGAAAGAGTGCTATCAGGCATTATTTATTTGCTTTCTAAGTTTAATTATTTGTTTTTCAATAGTTGTTATTTTTTCTAAAGCAAACTTATCTCCAAGAATTGCTCCTCGAAGATTACGCTTAGTGACAGAATTTTCTAATTCTTCTATCTTTTTTAAAGCGATTTCTTCATTTGATATGACAGGAGCAAAGCCTTTTTCCCAAAAATAATTATCTTCTCCTTTTTCTAATCGTGCATCTTTTTCTAGATTTTCACAAACAAAGGGAAGGTTGTTTGCTTTTGCAAATTCAGCAGAGTTTGTTGAGCAATTAACTCTATGATCTTCAATACTGTAATATATCATTTATCCTCACAATTAAAATAAGTTTACATAGCTAACTGTTGCTGTTATAGCCACGCTGGCATTATGGTCAGCACAAGTCCTTAATTTAAATTTTGTCCCGCCTTTCAAAAAGATGTTCATAGTCTTGGTAATACTGTTAGCTTTGCCAGTTTTTCGGTTTGCAATAAGCTCAACATAGTCTGCATCATCAGGATCTTTTATATAAATTCCTGTCCACCAACCATATGCGTTTGTTGGATTGTTTAGCTCAAAATAAAAAGAACCCCAGCAATCATAAGGTATTACAAACTCTCCTGACCAACTATCTCCCCCACTATGTGCAAAATTAAGACTAACCCCCATAAAGTCCAAAGTATCAGACTTTAGAGGGGTAAATAATCCTTTAGTTCCATCAATTACGCCGTTAACCCATTTTTCTCCGTCATATTTTATTACTTGTCCGATTTCCGGTGATGTAATGGTGGCTTCTATTTTTTTAGCCAATTCAGTATATGCTCCGCCCGTGCTAAAACAATCTATTCCGTTGCTTGTGGGGGTGTCGGACACAATAGGTTTATCCGTTAAATCATTAAAACTGCCCGTACTAGCAACTGTTGCGAGAACAGGAATACCCGTTAGATCGCTATAAGAACCAGTCATTGCAACTGTTGCAAAAGTTGGTTTGTTAAGGATAAATGCTTTAGAGGATCTGTTGCTTTCCAACCAATCCGTTTGTATTTGGCAATTAGTTGCCTGTAACGCCCAATATTTAGCAGAATATCCTTCACCAGCGACCACTTCGCCGTCTAACTTGGTTGCCCAATCTTTAGCTAAATTAGCCGTGGTTAGAGCAGTACTTATGTTTGGCATGTTCCCAGCGCAAAGATTTATGTTTGCTAAATCATTGGCAATGCTGTTTAAAACAGAGAGATTAGCATGCAAACTGCCAATTATGTTGCTCCCGGTTAAATCAGCACTTATGGCAATAAATCCTGCATCTTGCAGGATCGCATTTTTTGCGAGGATTGCATTATCTCTAGCACTTTCGGCAGAAGTCACTACATCTAGAATTCCTCCAGTAATACTGTCCCTTACGTCTTTCAAAACCTTAGCAACAGAAGGTACATTTCCACCTTCAGTTTGTATTTCTGCAGTATTTCCGCTATGGACTATTGCATGAAGTGTAGAGCTATCTGTTTCAGCCTGAGATATTGCGCTCTCAAGCCGCTCTTGCATATTAGGCATCTCGTTTCTCCTAATTAAAATTTACGGGAAAGGTTTTATGAATAAGCGCATGTAAACAATCGAAGGTTTGTTCCAGTTTGATCCGATCTGAATCAAGCAAGACGGCTAAAATATCTTCAGTTAGAGTAGGGCGGTCACGGATTTCCAGCTCAGATGTAATTTGCCAGAGACAGCCGTTAAGAAGAGAAGCTTCAAATTGTTTAGTAAAGCGCGCTTCCTGCTCCAAAAGGCCCAAGCCACCAAGCAAATTAATATGAAACCACTCTGCACCTTCTTTGGCGTAAAACTTATACCACGCCTCAAAAAGTGAGAATTGCTCCGGTGTCATAATCCAGCGAACATTGATTTTTGACGGAGTTTGAGTAAAGCGTCTTCGCTGTCTGGCAGGCCCTGCCTCCATATGAGTACGAACAATCGCCTCATCAGGCCTAATTGAGTATCCCTCAACCGTTGGACATGGCAAATATGTTGGAAAATATATAGAGGTCATCCATAGGTTCCATTAAAGAACACTTAATTTTGGTATTTCAAGTTAGCTAATTATTGAATGCGTTCCCAGAAAGTTTCGGCAATTTCTTGGCAAACTTTTTGCTCAGATTCGAAATCATAACATGTATTATCAATGATAAAGTTTATATTTTTTATAAAATAAGTTGCAACATAAAGTAGTTTTTTTATTTTATTCAGAGAGGGCATCATTCCATCGTCCAAAATAGTGCTATGAACTATTGTTGTTCTGGCGGTCTTTATATCAAAAGCTTTTTGACCAAGCAGTTTCCATATCTTATTCCATCTTTTTACGGTTACATCTATTTTATCAGAACACTCTTTTGCCTCTTTTCTAGCATGTTTTTTCTTAATATTATCAAAAAAATCTTTTGTTTCAGGATTGTTAGCTGGATTTATACTACCAAAATGTTGTGTTGGTGTATTATGAAAATCATCATAATGTTTTTGGGCCAACATTTCTTTATTATTACATATAAACTTAACCAAAAAATCGATATTATTATTTTTATCTCCAGTTGATGGCTCTAGTATTTTTCTTAAATCAACTACCATTCTAGCGTGTAATGTGTTTAATATAAAATTGAAGGCATGACCCTCGTGTGTGTTATTGAATTTTTCAACACATTCATTGGATTGTAGAATTAGTTCCCTTATAAAAATAATGTTCTGCCTGTATTCTCTAACATACGTAAGACATTTTTTAGCTTCGTCAATTTGTGTAATCATCTATACCTCATAAAGTGCGATTAGTTGTATACAATTTTAATTGTTAAAAATCAATTATCCATAACTTCCATAAGCGGGGTTAAGGGCATAGCGTTTTTCTAATATAGGAGATAATCCCTCACCTTTATTGATATTTTTACCAAGCGCACCCTCGATTTTTTCTAATAAAATATCAAGATTGAGATTGCCATTGCTGTCTTTGGTAGCAGTTGCTTTTGCTTCTGTGCCAGCGACGTTGTTTTTTACGTTAACATTCACATAAACGGGAGTTTTACTGTTAAGCTCGGTGCCAAGGGCTTTCATTTGTCCTTTGGTAAATACCGCTTCTCCTCGTTGAGCAATAATAGGAACCTCGTTACCTATCACCCCACCGGTGTGAAACTTTGGAGCATTTGCAAAAACTAAAGGAGATACTTCCTTACTGGCGAGCTGGTCTTCTCCAATTACTCCACCTGTATGGGCAATAGATATACCAAACAAACTCATAACCCCGCTCATAATTGGCTTAATTACAGTATATTGAATGGCTATACGCACCATACCTTCAAGGATAGAATTAACAAAATCACCAAAATTAGATTTACCATGTATCACAAAGTCTGTAAGCGCATCTGTCATAGAATTAAAAGAATCTTTAACCAAACTCTCAGTCATTTTTGCAAGGTCAGAAGCATCGGCATAAACACTTTGTAAACTACGTGCCAGACCATCTTGCCATTCGGTGGAAGATTTTAACGCTGTATCCGCGGCTTTTTTAGCCATGTCATCATAAATACGAGCAATGTCATTTTTATATCCTTCGTAGCCTTCTTTGGTGCTATCAAGGTTAGCAAGGGCATTATTTCGCCATTCCGTAGCTTTTTGCATTGCCTGATCATACGGATCTTGAAGCTCAAATATCTTTTGTTTTATATCTTCAATGTTTTTTTCATAAGCAATAGTATCAATTTCTAGGAATTCTTCTTTTACTTTGCCTTCATCAGAAGGCCGGAGGAAAGGATTTTCTATGTAAGAAAGTTCCTTTCTAGCCGTTATGGCGTCTTGTTCTGCTGCTTTGAGTAATAAGAGCTTATCTTTTATTTCTTGCGCCTGCGGTTGAAAATCGGGATACTCCGCGGCGAGTTTCCAAATCTCTTTTTCATATTCAGTTAAATTAATTCTAGAATTTTTAAGCGCTTTGGCAAGATCGCTGGCATAAATTTCATACTCTTTAAGTAACATATTTGGGGCATTTCTTGTAAGAAATGAAAGCCCTCCGGTTTCTTTAAGCTCATCTCTTAAATCTTGTATATTATTAACGGCTTGTTTTAACTTTAGTCCCCATTTAGCAATCTCTTCATTTTTACCTTGGACATTGCTAAAGTTTGTACTAGCTGCAGCTGTGGCGTTAAGTTCATCTTGAAGTTTTTTCAAGGTTTCAGCATGATCACTTGCGGCACGTTTAGCTACATCATGGCTATCAACAAGGTTATATAGAGCAAGACCGGTGATGACAGCAAGGCCAGCGGGACCACCAATTAAAGCAAGGGCCCCCTTTAATGCTTTCATACCAAGACTTAAGGCAGTCATTTGTATAGTAGCCAATTTAGATACTTGCCACATCATTTTAAGGCCGACAGCAGCTCCTGCACTGGAGGACGCTGTTCCAACCAAAGCTGTGTTTAAGGCATATACAGCTGCTCTTAATATGGCAAAAGTTTGAGTGATAGCGGCAGCGCCAAGACGAACCGTTAGCAAAGTTATGATGAGCTCAATATTATTTGCTAAAGTGAAGAAGGCTTTGCCAGCGACGTTTACGGCGGTTGCTAGTGTTTTCCCAATAACTTTGGCGGCATTTTCACCGTTGTCCAGCATATCGTTAAACTGTTTAAACACACCACGAAGAGCTTTGTTAAGGCCATTTTCTCCGATAGCTCGAATTAGTTTGCTTACAGCATCTTCTATATTAGACAAAGTACCACCCATGGTGTTCATCTGTCCGGCCATAGCGCCGGAGAAGTTTATAAGCCCGATGGATTTTAAGTATTTTTCAATTTCCTTTACATTTTTACCAACGGTAGTGGTTATACCTTGGAAAGTAAACTTTACTTTATTCCCTTCCACTTGGGCTTGAATACCAAAGGTTCGTAATGATTTGAAGTTAAACATGACTGCCGAAGACACGGCATCTGTAAAGTCTGTTATGTTTTTACCAAAAGCAGAGGCTGTATTGCCGTAAGCAGTCAGAGATTCAGTGGTGGCGTCAAGGCCAAGGGCTTTAAGCCTGATAAATGATTCAGTGATATCTTCTAGCTGATATGGGGTATCGATGGCGAACCTTTCTATCATGGCAAAGGCCTCTTTTGCTCCTTTGGCAGAACCGGTTACTGTATTTAAGGAACCAATAAGGCTTTCAAATTCGGTGTTGGTGTTAACGATATTTTTAAACATACTGGTTAACCCGCGAAGGCCAAGATATGTTCCCGCTATAGCGGTAGCTTGTTTCAAGGTGCTACTAAAGGCTTTGGCGGTGTTGTCCAAAACTTTTAGATTATCATTCACTGGGGTCATTACATGGGTTAAGCGGTTAAATACTTGTTGTCCATCAGAGCTTATCTTATTAAACTCTTGACGCACCTTATCGCCACCGACGGCCTCAAGTCTGATTGAAAGTTTCTTCGCTGTGTTCATTTAATCCTTGCCTTATACCTTGAATCCCGACAGGCAAAAGCTCTGTTATCGTTTGCATATTAAGACCCAAATTCTCAGCCAATTTCAGAGCGACCCCAAGGTCAGGCTCAGCAAGCTTGAGTAAAATTTCCCAGGCTTGCTGTCCATCAACTGTTTGAAAAGTCGTTTCTACGTATCGGCACTTGTAGATTGGGCAGTTTGTTTTTTCTGTTCCGCATCCTTGGCAGTAACTGCGCCCGGAGCCGAAGTGCCACTTAGCTCGGGCGAAGATGCGTTTTTTTCGGCTTCCAAGATTTCTTGAATGCCGCAGTATTGTTGTCTGAATGTTTCAGCAATACTCCAAAAATTTGTGAACAATTCCTCAATTTTGGTCGGTGTCAGCGGGGCTTTTTCATCTGTATCTGCCTCTAAAATACCGTCCCATTCGATGATACCGGCCAGCGCAAGACCTAAAATCAATTGCTGATCGGCAAAAGCCTCACGCTTCGTTTGATCTTCTAAGTCCGGCAAACTATCGTCTTTGGCTCCGTTTTCACGTGCATCCTTAATTCGGTTTGCATATTCAGATACCCTGGAATTCATAAAGGCTTTTGCTTCATAAAAGACCGAAGATGTACAGGGTTTGACTCTAACCCGGACACCCATTCCCAAATCCAGCCAATAGGGTTCGTTCTTAAATTTTAACTTTAACATTAGTATTCCTCCACATCATTGTATAATTGCACCGTTACCATTTTGCCGAGTTCAGCATTCTTGGCTCCTTGGAAATCATAGGAGCATTCAATGCCGCCAGGACCTGAAATGGAGCGTTTTGGTTTTGGCAGATAGACCTCATGGCAAGTTATAACGAGCCGCTGTTTTTCGGATAATTGGTAGCCGAGTTCCAAATCAATCGGTATTCCGGCGCGAGCCTTATCCATCAAAGTATTGTCGCCATAACGAACCGCAATCGAACCGGACAATGAGGCTACGCCCAAGTCAATGGCTTCAACCTTACCATCGCTCCGGATCGTTTCAATTTTTTCAAGGTTATTTGAATAGGTAACCGAGGCACTTGTCACATTGGCCAAAGGTTGGCCGAATGACTTAATAAAACCTTGGAACTGTGAAAACCGAGTGTAGTTTTTAACTTCCGGATCTGCCGCAATTGAAGTTGTTGCGGCCGTTTCACTTTGGGCCATTAAGGAAACTGTTGCCTGTGCTTCGCCGGATCGGGCAAAATTAAAGGCAATAGAGTTGGCTCTTGCACCTAAAAAGCGCATGTATTCCGGCACTTCAGTCAGTCCTAATTCAAGGGAGTAACTGGGAAGAGAAGTCTTTCCGCTTTCAAATGTATGCAAAAAATAACCATTTTCGATATCTATATCAGGTGTGCCAAAGACAGCTTTCAGCCAAAATCCGATGTTTCTGAGATCAATCGGAACGGACAGATCGCCTTCTACATTAATCACATCTTGAAATGGAGTGGTCGGGTCGCGGCCAAGGCCCAAGACGTTTGATGAAATCAAGCCTTGCTCGCTGTCAATTGCACTTGAGGTAAACGGCACTTGGGTATAGGTTCCTTCAGAAAGTGTGCCATAGGTACTTTCTTCTGCAATTAACAATTTAGCATTCCAGCCATAGGCTCGTGACATTTTTTCCTCCTTTAAATAATGGTTAATCAGACGTGTATTCTAAAACAATGTGGACTGTGGCGGCCTTGATGGGTATAGAGCCATCAGTTACTTCTTCAATGAATTCCGGTGGTTCGCTATACATATAATCGATTAATCCGGATAAAGAGGTATCAGAGACAAGTAACCGATCAATGTTATCAAGCAAATTATCAAGGGCAGTATCTCTGTCCGCCGGGGTTGCTTTTTGCACAAGAACTTCAATTTCCACTTTGTGAGCAAAAATAATCCTAGGTGGGGAAAGTATGGTTTCTGCTTCTGTAATGACGCCATCACGTAAGGTAACAAGTCCTGCTTCAGGTATTTTTTGTGGTAAGGGATCGTTACGTCTAACGGTTACATCTTGCAATTTTGAAAGCTTTGTGAATAAAGCTGTTAAAATTACTTCTCTTTTACTCATTATCTTTCCAGTTTTGTAAAATTAGGGGGAGGGTACTACACCCCTCTAAGCAAAATCAGTCAGTTGCTGCATTTTTACTTGAGGAACCAGGATAAAATTCCATGCGAGACAAAACTCGACATTCCTTGCTTTATCGTACAAGCAAGGGGCTGAATTTTTCTCAATAACTTTTACTTTGTTTTATGTTGAGACAGCAAACCGCGACCACAATCCCTAGGATAATGGCCTGATACTCGGAATCTCCATTCCTTCTTAGCGTTCTTTATCGGATTCTTTTTTGGCAATCTTGATATTGGTTAGTTTTTCTTCGGAGAGGTCAAGCTGGCCGATTGAGTCACCCATAGAGCTTCCGGATGAGGAGCCGGTAGAGCTTCCGGCATAAGGATTATCCGCCGGCGTAGGTCCACCGTACTTAAGCATGTTTTCGTAAAACTCTCTGTTGGGCTTACCGGAATTCTGCCTTAACAATTGAGCATCTCTTTCAGCAATAGCAATCTCTTCTTCTAACGTGTAAGACATTTTAATCCTCCTTACCGTTCTTTGTCGGACTCTTTTTTGGCGATCTTGATGTTAGCTACTTCTTCTTCGGAAAGGTCAAGCTGGCCGATTGATTCACCCATAGAGCTTCCGGACGAGGAGCCGGTAGAGCTTCCGGCATAAGGATTATCCGCCGGCGTAGGTCCTCCGTATTTAAGCATGTTTTCGTAAAATTTCCTGCTGGGCTTGCCGGAAGCATCTATCCGCGCTTTTAGGCGTCTCTCTGCTCTAGCGATTTTTTCTTCTAACGTATAAGACATTTTACCCCTCTTTAGCGTTCTTTATCGGATTCTTTTTTGGCGATCTTGATGTTAGTTACTTCTTCTTCGGAGAGGTCAAGCTGACCGATTGAGTCCCCCATGGAACTGCCGGACGAGGAACCAGTAGAACTTCCTGCATAGGGATTATCCGCCGGCGTAGGCCCGCCGTACTTAAGCATGTTTTCGTAAAACTCTCTGCTGGGCTTACCGGAAGCATCCATTAATAATTTTAAGTCTCTCTCCGCTATAGCGATTTCTTCTTCTAACGTGTAAGCCATTTTAATCCTCTTTACCGTTCTTTGTCGGACTCTTTTTTGGCGATCTTGATGTTAGCTACTTCTTTTTCGGAAAGGTCAAGCTGACCGATTGAGTCACCCATAGAGCTTCCGAATGAGGAGCCGGTAGAGCTTCCGGCATAAGGATTATCCGCCGGCGTAGGCCCGCCGTATTTAAGCATGTTTTCGTAAAATTTCCTGCTGGGCTTGCCGGAAATCTCTTTAAATCTTTTTAGATACTCTGCTGCTCTAGCTTTTTCTTCTTCTAACGTGTAAGCCATTTTAATCCCCTTTACCGTTCTTTGTCGGACTCTTTTTTGGCTATCTTAATGTTAGTTACTTCTTCTTCGGAGAGGTCAAGCTGGCCGATCGAGTCACCCATAGAGCTACCGGATGAGGAGCCGGTAGAGTTTCCGGCATAGGGGTTATCCGCCGGCGTAGGTCCTCCGTACAATTTTTTAGCATCACGAACTTTTTTAGCTAAAACCTCTGGATCATTGTCTATTGATCGATACAATGCAGCCAATTTCTTGGCTCTAGCCTGTTGTTCTTTAAGTGTACGTTTAACCATAGCTAATTCCTCTCATATTTTTCTTTAGCATAATATGCAACCTTTTGATTGTCAAGATTTTTGGAATCTGAATAACCTTCAGGATAGTTAACTTTTATACCAGCTTTAGTCAAAGGTTCCAAGTATTTATCAATACTTACAACCTTTGAACAGTCATATACATCTGTTTTATCTCTAGCTTTAGGATTTATCGCTACGTTCAGAATATATTTATAAAACTTTTCCATATTTAGGATGTTCGCTGTATTATTTAAAATATCGACCTCAAAAATAACTTCTGTAGGCTTATAAATAGATTGGTTGTTGTCTCTAATTCTGACAATCAAATTCTTTCCTTTGCTTTCCGCAATTACATAAGGTAGCTTAGTACAAGCTTCTTTATGTAGTCTTAACAACAATTCTGTTTCAACATGTCTTTTTGTTTCGTCACCTCTTTTTTTCGCTGACCAAAGAGCTGTTATTACGTATCTTGATATACTTTCTAACGATGCTGTATCGCCACCATCTGTAGCAAAGTTGATCCTATCAATAGAAGGATTAACCTGGTCAATAATAGTATGAGGACATTTACCGATTTTATTAAGGTTTTCAAGTTGTGCAAAAACTTTATCTCGTATAATAGCGGCTTCCAAATAAGTTAACGTTCCAAAATCCATATTACCAATATTTCTACCTACCAGTAGATAACGGTAAGAATCTGCATTTACAACAACAGCATCATGAGATTTTGGGCACTCTTCTTTGAGGATCTTTTCAAATTTAGATTTTGAGGAACTTTTTCCTGCACCAGGGCCCCCTGATAACATAAGAACCATACGGTCCTCCTGTTCTGGTATTGATAATGCTTCCAGTTTTTCCTCTTCAATGGCGTTTTCAACTTCTTTTCGTGCCATTTTAGAAATCATATCCGAAGCTATATTGTTATACAATTCATCTCGGGAAAGAACAACAATAGCTTCAAATTTCCCCATGGCTGGCTCTTTTTTAGCATTCGTAACAATATCATAATTCGCTTTGACAATACGGGCTAAAGGTGATTCGCCTATGTCTTTACCATCAGAAAGTTTGTTAACTAAATCAGATGCTTGTTTATAAAGTTTTTCTCTGTCTTTTTTCAGTTTTTCCTCTATTTCTTTGACTCTTGTGGCAACCGCGGGACAAATCATTTCTACTTTGCTGCGCATATCATCCTCGTCTTCACACCTAACCATTGTGGAGACGGCGACAATTGCCTCGTGCAAAGCCAAGCGGCTGGGACGATATACTGCCAAGGTTTTCTTTACCGCTTCGGGGTTTTCAAACAGTTCGGCAAGATCGTTTATCTCTGCCATGCTTCTAAAGGCAAGATCTTTTCTGCCGCAAGTCCACTCAGATTTAGGCGTTCTTGCCCAACCATCTACGATAGGGAACTTGGACTTATCATATTGAATTTCTTCAAAAGCCTCATAGGGACCTTTCCTTGGTATTTCGCCATTTTTGTCTGGTAAAATATGAAAAGCTGGGTCGCTTCTTATTTCTGAAGCATCTTCTCCCTCAACATAAGCTAAGTTTTCATCTGCAAAAACCCTGAAGCCTTCGTCCTTTTTCATTTTCACCCTCCTAATTGAGATTATGACAAACTTATCCCTTGTATCATGTCGTTCGTAAAGAAATAATTAAAACCGAACTATCTCCAACTTTGTAAAATCAACGAGGGGAGCCTGTTTTGCCAAACCACACCTTCTCCGGCAAAATCAATAAGCTTCGGCATTTTGACTTGAGGCAAAAGGATAAAGGCGATGACCGTCTTTTTCTTTTTGGTATGGACCAGCAAGGAACAGTTGTTGCGCCGATACACAAATTGTAACCGCACGCCTTTCGTCTGCTCATAAAGTGTCGGTGTCATACGTTTGCCTCGCACTCTTTTTGGGATGTTATCTGTCGGAATGGCAAGCCACAAGCCATTTTTGCTACGAATAATGCTGGCTTCTTCAAAGCCTAGCATTATTTTTTCAGCGTTAGAATAAACTTGTCCAGCCGCACTGATACTCTGTTTTCCTTTTGGATAAACGACGCCTCGCCATGTGTTGGCTATTCGAGAACTCATGCCGGCAGATTTAACTTGGGTTCGTAGTGCCGTTTTCAAGCCATTGGTGGCAATAGTAATACCGGCAGTTACGGCTTGTGCTGCTTCAAGATAATGCTTCTCCATTATCTCAGACAGCCTTCCCTCTAGGGCGAGTTTTAGTTGCATATTACATCAGCCGTGAAAATAAGGTTATGAATATCTTTCAAAGGTTCGCTCTGAATGGTGTAAGCATCATTCCCAACAATGATTTTATCCCCAAGAGCAAGTTCAGGGGCATCAGACACTCTAATTTTAATAATGTGCGTGTCGGTATGGGCATTAGTAAAACCCACACCGATCACTGAGTCAGGTTCAATTAATAAAAAAAGGACTTGTCGTCCTTTATACATACCCGCTTTACCGCAACGCTTAAACAAGCTATCCATCGCTTTTTTGAAGGGTAGTACCATTACTATTTGTTTCCTGTTTTTGAGGCTTTGCTTGAGATTTAATACCTTTCGCAAAACCTCGTTCAATTAAACTTTTAGCATCTGTTTCATTAAGGTCACATTCACCGTTAGGGGCTATCTCCTTATGAGGAGCTATAACTAAAGTTGTTAAAGCTTTTATACGCATGAGCACCTCCTAGCCAATGGTCGCACAGAAGGAAGCATTCGGACGATAAGGAACGACCAGCGGGGCCGACTGCAATAACAGCCAGCGGACCGAAGGATCTTCCTCAACCCAAGACTTCGTGAAGTATCTGTGGGCTGTCCAGTTTGCCTTTTCATCATGAATGGCACCGTAACAACGGGCCCCTTCAAGACCATCTTTGGCCGCCATCAACACAGTTTTAGACGGCAAGAGCTTGCTTTCCACGCCGGCATCGTTGATATAAATGTCATTGTATACATAAATATCGAAGTCGCCGATAGAGCCAACGTAGCGGACTTTGGAGTTTTCTCCGCGAATAAACGGATCAACATTCAAGGTGTTGTTGGTGCCTCTGCGGTAATCCAAGAACTTCTTTACATCGTCCTTAGCGCGGAAGATTTTCCACGCATCAGGATCCATGATGACGGTTTTGGCGATCATACCTGATTTTGTCTGTATCAAGTCGGCCCAATCTTCCAAGTCATTGATCGGGTTAACGGCCGCAGTTGCCCATGTGGCTGAGCCGGCTAAGGCCTTAGTCAAAGAGGTATCACGCCCGAAGTTAACGGTTGTTGACGGATAACCATCGCCGGATACGACCACTTGGCCGGTTCTTAATATTTCGGCCGCCATAACTTCCTCGCGGCGGGTTAAGTTCTCGAGCTGGTCGGTTAAAGTTGTGGCCAGCGCACGTTCATAGCGTTGAGTTGGCGACAAAGAGCCCCCGATTGTCTCACCGGCGATGCGTTTATACGGAATGTTGGCATCAAAACGGCGTTTGTCTTTCACATAAGCCGGTTTGAATGATTTTGTTGCATAGCCACCTCTGTCAACGACTTTACCAGGAAGAAGAGGAGAAACAAACGGAGAGATTCTTGGTTTGCTGTCAGTTACATCAAAAAAGATTTCTTCTTTATCGGAAGTCTGCACGTTAGGGAAAAAAGTATCTAATAAAAAAGAGGAGGGCGTATGTAAACGCTCTACCACTTTAGCTAATACATTGGTTGAAAAAATATCCATAATTATTCCTTTCTAATAAGGTTGATTGTTTTTTACAAAAATGTTTCTGTCTCTGAGTTTAGAGGTTAAGTCAGCAACGGTTGCTCCGTCTGCCACCGTCAAAGCCGTAGCGTTAAACTCTCCAGTTAAATAAACGATGGCTTCTTTATCTTCAGAACTGGCATCAACAGCTTCGGCCAAAATGGCTTCGGGTTTGTCAGCAGCTCCACAGATGCTAAAGCTACCATCTGATGATGTCAGAACTGTACCACGGGGATAATTACCGCCCGTGATAATTACTAATCCAGAGACACGTGGAAATTCACCGGCAATTAAGTTGTCAGCAGTTGTAGATCCTTGATCCGTAAATCCTTTTGCGGTCATATTTTTAACCTCCAATTGAGTAAGAAGCGATACGAGCCGCTATATCTTCTGGTGTTTCTTCTTTATCTTCCATCGAAGCGGCTATTTCTGGATTTTTAATGTTAGCCATTGCCAGTTCTAGTGCGTCAGTTGGTTTGGCTGAAGGCACTGTTTCTAAAATGGCCAGTATGTCACCCGCTGGTAGATCAGTTTTTGCTAGTAGCATTTGTGCTGTTTTTTCTCTTCCTTTAGCGATATCCGATGTAAAGACAGCAGACATACGCCCGCGTTCTTCAGCTCTAATATCCAAAGGAGTTGATTGAGGTTGTTCGTTCATAAAACTCTCCTTAGCTTTTAGATTAAGGTCTGTAATAATACCTTCAAACGAAGCAAGCCCGTCCGCCAGACCAATACGGACAGCTTGTTCTCCAACGAAGACATCTCCACCACCGAAGTTTTCAATGACATCAATGGGGGCTACTTCTCTATGGAGGGCAACTTTGCTGATGAATACTTCCGCCAGCGCATCAATATGGGCTTGGATTTTTGCTTTACCTTCATCGGTTTCCACATTGGGACGCTTATTTGGACTTTGAGATGATACGATTTCTATAGTCTTTTTATCATCATCAGATTTTTCAAGTATGGATACTACGCCAATAGAACCAAGAATCCCTGTGTCCGAGGCAAGTATTTTATCACAGGCTGAAGCAATCCAATAAGCTCCCGAGCAACACGAACCGGAAGCATAGGCAATAATCGGTTTTTTACCTTTAGCAGAGTAAATCATATCGGATAGTTCAGAGCATCCGTTAACTTCGCCACCTGGACTGTCCATATCAAACACAATGGCAGAGATGTTCGGGTCGTTCAAGGCTTTGTTAAAGTCTTGCGCTAGAATTTCATAAGAAGTCGCGCCACAAACCGCTGTTAAGAGGTTTGCGTGCCTGAATAATGGTCCGGTCACCGGTATAACAGCAACGCCGCCTCGAAGTGAGACGGCGTGCGTGTTTTTCATATCCTTACCCATTTCTTTGGCGATAGCCTCAGGGGTTCGGTTCGTCTGGTGCGCTATCGCAATCATTGATGAAAGCATTTCGGGCGTTATTGCCCATATCGTTTTTTGCATTAGTTTCATTATTTTCTCCTGTTGTTAAACCTAATTCGGCGAGTTTGGCTTTTTCTCTTGCCCGTTGTTCAAGGACTTCTTCCCAGTCCAAGCCTTGACCGGCACATTCGGCTTCAAGCGTAGATAAGCCAATATCCATACGAATTTGGCAGGCTTGGGCCTCTTTAACCGGATCAACCCAGCCGCGACCCGGACCGATCCATTTACATCTTGTGTAAGCGTAGCGATTCTCGTAAAAGTTCGGTGCATCAACCTGCCCTTTATTGACGGCTTCTTCCAGCCAAAGCTCATAAACCGGCGTGGCCCAATAGGTCGATAGCCATTGCCGGCGGCCGTTAAAGTATCGCCAAGCTTCCAGTAAAGCTGACCGAGCGGACGAGTAATTCGTCTTTGAAAAGTCCTTTAACAGCAATTCATATGGAATGTTAAGGCCGGTGCCGATGTGTCTTAGCAAGTTTTCGACGAAGCTTCCATAAGCCGAGTTCGGTCGTGATGGTGTGAATGGAGCGACCTTATCTCCGGGAAAAACAGGGATGATCGATCCGCCTTCCAGTTTGATCTGCCAATCCTTTTTGGCATTCAAATAGTCATCGCTTGAGCCACCAAATAACTCGTTCAGGCTCTCTCCATCCATTGGTGTTTCAATAAATGCGGCTATCATTGCGTTGACGATCGCGGCCTGAAGCTCGGATCGTTCGTAATGGTCCAGCATTTTGAACATCGGCATAATAGAGCTGAGGATCGGCTTTCCACGGGATTGACCAATGCGGCTCACATCGTGAACATGTAGGACTCGTCTCCGGCCAAAAGAAGTAAATGCTGGAATACGCTCCCAAGACCTTAGTTCCGTCCAATAATCGCCAGGGTGGTTTTTTTGAATATGATAGGCAATGGGTGCGCCATATTTATCAATCTCAATTCCCCCGCGGAGGGTTTTATTATCCATCTGATTATTCGGATTTGACAAGCGATCCGGCTCTACCAGCTGAATTGCGGTAGAAAACGGTCTGTCTTTTAACCAAAGAGGAAGTGCCAAAGCCTCGCCATTGATCAGGCAAGACTTAAAAACTTGAGTTGTCAGGCCATGGAAGTTTAAGGAACGTGCGGCATCGCAGTCAAAGGTCTCGGCCCATGACCTCCAAAGACTCTCAACGTGAGCCTGCCATTTTTCCTCCCATTCTTTGGTTCTACCGAGTGTTTTATAATCAGGTTTGGCTGATAAACGAAATCCGGTACCGACAATGTTATCGGACAGAGTTTGTATCGCTCCAGCCGCTATTCCATGGTTACGGGTTAAGTCACGCGACCTAGCGACAATAGTGTCCAGCTCCGGCAAGAGATCGCTGTCGGCCGAACCGTGACTTGGAAGCCATGAGGCTATCTCGCGCAGAGTTAGCGAAGCCGCTTTGTGTGATGTATCGGTCATTAAAATGCTACTTTCATAATTTTACGTTTGCACGAAACCTTGCCCTCTAAATCGGCGAGTTGATTCTTAAGGTTTGTAATATAAAGTGCCAGTGCCGAACGGTTGACCTGATTATAAGTCACCGTTCCAAACTGACCAACGCTGACTGATACTTCTTTAGCTCCCACCATCAGTTGATGATAAGCTTCTTCCGCTTCCGTTAATCTTGCTTTTAAGGTTGTTATATCGATAGCCATGGATCATCCATCCTTGTTGGTTGCATCTGTATAAAACGTGACTGCTTGTTTTTGGGCTTTTGTTCTGATGTTGCAGGGATAATGCTTTCTAACTCTTGCCAGCCACGCTCGGATAACCGGTCTAAACCATAAATGGCCGCCCCGGCACGTGCATAAACACGGCAGTCCAATGCTTCGTTTCGCCTTGTAGGGTCCTTTTCCCAAACGGACTTCGGATAGCCGTTTGAAATCTTAACGACCTGACGTTCAGCGGTCAGCTGTTTAAAATACTCCTCAGCATATTGAGGAAAATGACATCGCCCAAATTGCGAAGCTTCTTCTCCAATACGTTCCATTTTAAGCCAGCGGTAAAGTTCCGTTTTGATAACCGGTCCAGATACGTTCCATACCTTCAGGCCTTTCTTTTTCGTATCGGCCTTTGAAGTGGACAGGATTATCGCAGTATCGCGGCTTTGACCTTTAATGGCGACAACAGTTCGCGGTGCATTGGCCCTAGCACCGTTACCTCCCCAAACAGCTTGGTTAAACTGGCGCACAAACGAGTAAACGTCCTGTGTGGCATAACCGGAGTCAACGCACATTACCCTGATCGGCATCGTTATGCCACTTTCGTGCGGGTAATCTTTATTGACGATTTCAGCCAGTTTGGCCCAAACCTCAGGCTTGGCTGTGTCACCGTCCAAAACGTAGTAATCAACGGACCAGCTTTGCTTTTGCCGGCCCCAAGCGACTACTTCGCATTCAATACGGTTCTTTTGAATATCCACACCAGCGGTCAGGAATAAACCATTGTGCGGTACAATACCTATCGGGTAATTTTCCCGAGTTTCATAGAGCCGTTGCCATTCTGGAGCCTCACTTTCTTGCTCATAGGTTTCGCCTAAAATCGTATTTTTGAAACCTTGCATCAGCGTGGCATCTTTTTTAGCTTTTTCGTAAATCTGTACGCATTCTGACCAAGACAGCCACCCGATCGGGGAATAAAGCGAAGACAAATGAAATCCGGCAGTTAAGCCATCTATTGATTCACCGGTTGCTTCCCAATGGCCATTTTCAAGCATCTGCGTTTTATAATGCTCGGCAATGAGCTTGTGGCAATGCTCACATTCATAAAAAACGCCGCCATCTTCTTGTGGCCGAATAAACTCCCATTTTAGTGCCTGAAAGTCGCCACAAAACGGGCAGGGCACCTTATAAAACCTTTGGTCCGAGTGTGAAAACTCGCGCTCAATGGCCGACACTCCCTTGATTGTCGGGGTGGAAACCAGAAATATCTTCTTTTTACTGTTAAAGGTCGCCGTTCTGCGTTCAGCCAGCAGGATCGGATCGCCTTCGCCCTCGATATCAGCCGGGTAGCCGTCTATTTCGTCCATAAACAGATAACGAGCTGGCATGGAACGCAAGCCGACAGCCGAATTCGCACCGGTCATGACCAACACGCCGCCTTGGAAGTCCTTTGACAGCATAGTGTTGCCTTTATCACGTGACCGGGCAGAACTGACTAGGTTTTTGAGAGTTGGACAGTCCTCAATCAGCGGATCAATACGCTGGCGCGAGTTACGCTTGGCCATTTCAACGGTTGGCGAGATAGCCATTATCGGTCCGGGAGCCTTATGAATAATGTATCCGATCCAGTTGTTGCCGCACTCGGTTCCGCCGATCTGCGCACCTTTCATAAAGACGACCTTTTGGATCGGACTGCGAGGGGATAGGCAGTCCATAATCTCTTTTAAGTAAGGTGTGCGCTTGGTGCGCCAGCGGCCAGGCTCGGCGGCTGACTTAGATGATAGGGTTCGGTAGGTGTCAGCCCATTCAGATACCGACATGTAACTGTCAGGAGCTAATCCTCGAAAAAATTCCTCAGCAACAAAACTTTGAACATCAAAGGGGACGTTCAATAAGTTCTTTGCTGTTGGAAAGGAGTTCTCTGACATATTTCTCTAAAACTATGGTAGTCTTATGTTCATTCGTTCCTAGCTCAGAAGCAATAACGGCTCCATACCTTACCGAAAAGCTAAGCATTAAATCCCTAAGTGAACGTCCGAGGGTATAAGCATAGTTGGCAGCCTTTTTCTTATCAACAACCTCACCGGTAAGAACTTTTAGTTTAGCTTTGGCAATCATGGCGCGGTAGTAAATATCTGCAGTTTTAGCTTGTTGAAAGGTTCCAATCGTATTGGGTTTATTCCCTATTTGTGTTTCGAATATGGGGTCTGGTTTCCTTTGCATGGCAGGATCAGTATTCATAAACCAATCGTGATTAGCCTCATCAATATTTATCTTGCCATCGGGTTCAACCTTAATCCTGCCGGTTTTTACGGCGGTCTGTACAGCGTTAAGGCTTACGCCTCGTATTCTGGCATATTCACGAAGTGATACATTTTTAGGCATAATTATTCAGATTTTAAGCATTATTTACTGGATATTACCTGAAAACCAAGCATTCATTGTGTTGTGTTAACCAGATTAGAAAGGATACGAACATGATAACACAAAACAAAAAATTGATGGCTAAAACTACCAAAGAATCAACCCAAAACATTACAGTTAATGAGTTGAACGACAGACTCACCAAAACCTTAGCCGAGGTGACGGCAGAAACAGAGCAATCTGCTATCCAACCGCAACCAATCGAGATAGACAAGCGTGATAAAACAGCCTTTATGGTTGTGATGCTCAGCCGCCCAGAAGGTGCAACCTTAAAAGAGATGGCTGAAGCCCTCGGATGGAAAGAAAACTCAATCCGCGGTGCGATGTCACTCTATGCGAAAAAGGTAAAAGCAACCATCGCCTCCGAAAAGAAGGACGGCGTGCGGACTTATTACCTTAGGGCCAACGCTTAAATTGTTATCCAGTAAAAAGGGGCCGGACTATCGGCCCTTTGTTTGTTGCTTGTTAATACAATACGTTAATCAGCTAGTTAATAACCAATCAAATATATTTATGCGTTTTATTCCGTCATTTAAGCCCTGACCAGTATCCATGGATAAAAGGTACTTCGGGTAATTATCCGGTATCTTTTTCAAAGGGGTCAATTCTCTTTCTAATATTTCAGGCTCCAAAGCATATAGTGCCACTTGGTAATATTCCACTTCATTACCATTTTTTTGCGCGACAAAATCGACTTCAAGTGTTTTGGTATCTGTTTTCAATTTGCCGACGGATACTCGATAGCCTCTGCGAATTAGCTCTAGATAAACAATATTTTCGAGCACATGCCCATAATCCATATCTTTACTGCCAAGAACTGTTGTTCTTAATCCTATATCCGCAACATAATACTTCGCATTACTATCCAGATATTGCTTTCCTTTTATATCAAAACGATCACACTTATATACTAAATAGCTATCAAGTAAACCTTGCAAATATATATCAATACTTGGTACAGAGACAGGTCTTCCTGAGGCCTTTAAACCTTTTTCAATATTTCTAAGAGAGGTTTCATTGCCTATATTATCAAAAATAAAACGAATAACAGCATCTAATTTATTAGTATGAGCTATATTAAACCGTCTTATAATATCCTTTTGTATGGTATTATAAAAAACTGTGTTCATTACGTAGTCACTGATAAGCTCTTTATCATGCTTAAATTTTACTGTTTGAGGGAAGCCACTTTCTATAATGTAATTATTATATAAATCTTGAGGCGTATAGTTTTCTTTTTCGGATAAAATTGCCTCTCTATATTCTTTCAGCGAATATGGTTGCATTTTTATCTCAACATATCGACCACCAAAAGAATTTGCCAAATCTGATGAAAACATATAAGCATTAGATCCTGTCAGATACAAATCAACATTATCCCTCAACCGCAAAGTATTAGCAACCTGTTGCCAATTTTCCAACATTTGAACTTCATCAATAAACACATAATTCATTTTATTTAAGGATAATTTTGAGATAATGTAATCCAACAAAACTGTATATGGCGTTAAAATATTATTATCACGTAGCTGTAAACCTATTTTTCTTGTTTGCTCAAGATTTTCTAAATTTATATCAACAATTTGTGCTTCGGATATTCCCTTTTGAGTTATAAGCTCTTCTTGGAATAATTTGAGCAATTTAGATTTACCGCAACGCCGAACTCCTGTTACTATTTTCACTAAATCCGTCTGATCAAACCATGAATTTAGTTTTTCTATATATTCTGGTCTATTTATAAGGTTTTCTTTAGTGCGCCGCATATTCAATCCTTTCATCAATGCTATATAATATAATTTACAAAAATGAAAAAAATCAATAACTTTGTTATACGCACTTTACATTTTGTCATAAATCTTCACTTTTGTAAAGTAGAGATACTACTAGGCATTAAACCATTCCATGCAGGTAGCGAGGAGATGGTCATAATTTCCGGACGTTGCCTCGGTCTGAAAAGCCTCTTGTTCTTCTTTGCTTAATCTGGACCGGCGCATAGCCCGTAAACATATCCCTAATATATTAAATGCATTGCCGTTTTGGCCAACGAGCTCAACTGTGATGTCAGGATATTTGGGCATGGTGTTGTTCCATTTTTTCCAGTTCTTTAAATACTTCCAGCCGGCGGTTAACAGCCTCTTGAGCCACAAAAAGCGTTGCTCCGCCATCGTTCAGAGCCACGAAGCAAACTAAGAGGTCAATGTTTCCCTTGGCGAGATTATCGTGAACTTCATTGAATGTCTGGTTCAGTTCTTCGAGCCTCTTGTCCGTCACTTCGCAGTATTTTTTCTTTTTCAGTTGAGGTTGGGGCTGGTAACCATAATAGTTTTCTCCAACAGCAATAAGCATGGTATCAACCGTACAGTTGTGTTCGTTAATGGTTCCGGCGGCCTTTTTAATCTTAGCCATCAAATCTTTAGGTACTTCTTTATACATTTTAATCCTTCCAAATCGGCATTGTGTCGCCACTATCTAGGTCTGAGCTATAACCTAGAAGCTTTTTCATTTCGTCTTGCGAGTGCAGGACCACACCGCCGATGCATTTAATCGTTACGCCGTAGGTCTTACATAGCTTAGTTAAATCCTTGGCGAAGTTTTCATAAGCGCGAGGTTTGACGTCTGGGAACGCTTTTGGATCCACAAAATAACGGAATTCCTCAATTAAGCGCATTGTACTCATATGCCTCTTAAAGGTAGCGGCGAATGTTTCCAGGTTAGTACTGAGTTCTTCAGCGAACTCATCAGCGATGTGGCGGCCCCAGCGGCTGTCCATCAGGCCTAGGGTTTGTTGCGGGGTTAAGCCCTTGGATTGGATTATCTCGGCGGCCTTATCCCAAAAGAGTTGCATATCTTTTTTGTGCTCGATATAGCCTTTTGCAGTTCCCCAAAATCCCCAAGCTTTGTTTTGTGTCTTTAAAATCTCTGTCATGATGGCCTCCTTATTTAATTTCGAAGCCTAAGTAGCGGCAGTAACTCGATCCGGACGGATCAGCATAAAGCGTTGGCTTGCCATCAGCTTTGATTTCAATCACTTGGCGATAATCGTGCTCATCGCAGTAGCCGCCTTTACCTTTTAAGAAGCTGTAGTCGTTAAGTGGGTTTTGGCATACTCTTTTGTACTCGGCAGGTGTTAGGTTAATGGTTTCAACCACCGCCACGGTTTCCAGCCTGTCGCTGTTGGCTCTGGTTATGCACTTTACTTCATCAATGTCGCTTGGTTTTCTGACCATGTAAGTTTTAACTGTTCTCATTTTTTAATCCTTTTCTTAATTCTATGCTAAGGCTACCGTGCCTTTCGCTTACAAGTACACATTTGCTTGAATACAATTATTTATCCAGTTATTTCTTTAAGAAAAAGCATTTATTTTCAGTATATTGATAAACAAAGTTAATCTTTTGCCAAAACCGCTTTTTGACCCGTAAATTCCTCCCATCTTTTGGTAATCACATCACAGTATTTCGGGTCTAATTCCATTAACCTTGCTCTTCGCCCAGTTTTAGCCGCGGCAATCAATGTCGAGCCGGAACCGCCAAATCCGTCTAGGACAATATCCCCAAGTTTTGAGCTGTTATTAATGGCACGTTCAACCAATTCAACCGGCTTCATTGTCGGGTGAAGGTCGTTGCGCTGTGGCCTGTTATATTCCCAAACATCCGACTGGTTTCGATCACCACACCAGTAATGAGGTTTGTCGTTCGCCCAGCCGTAAAGGATCGGTTCATATTGTCGCTGATAGTCAGCTCGGCCCAACGTAAAGGTATTCTTGGCCCAAATGATGAAAGTAGACCATTTTCCACCAGCTTTAACAAAAGCGGAATAAAGAGTGTGGAGTTCAGATGAGCTCATACATACATAAGCAGCACCCTTATTAAACATCATCATGTTGGTAAGACTGTCAGTTAAGAACTGTTCAAAACCTTCGCCAAGATTATCGTTCAAGATGGTTCTGTTATGATTAGGGCTGGTATGGTAGCGTAACTTATCCTTCATAGTTGCCCCATAGTTCACATTATAGGGTGGATCAGTGAATATCATATCAGCGACGTCATTTTGCATCAGATTTTTCACATCTTCCAAAAGAGTAGTGTCTCCACACATAACGCGGTGTTCTCCAAGAAGCCAAATATCGCCGCGTTTGCTGATTGGCTCCTCTGGGGGTTCTGGGATTTCATTTTCAGCAATTTCTCCCTCTTCGACGATATCTCCAAGAGCATCAAGCTCTTTTAATTCTTGTTCGGTAAATCCTAAAAGATCTAAATCAAAGTCTTCAGCCTTTAGTTCATCCAGTTCCAGAGCAAGCAGGTGTTCATCCCAGCCGGCATTTAAAGCTATTTTATTGTCAGCAATAACCAGAGCCTTACGTTGTGTCTCCGTGAGATTGGGTAAGCGAATAATAGGGACAACCTTAATCCCTAACCGTTGAGCAGCAATTAATCTACCGTGGCCGGCAATGATGACATCGTCAGTTCCGATGAGAATAGGATTGCAAAAGCCAAATTCGGTGATGCTGGCCATAATTTGCGATATTTGTTCATCACTATGCGTGCGTGAGTTACGAGCATAAGGGATAATTTTATCCACAGGATATTCTTTTATAAAATCCATAGTATCTCCTGAGTTTTTAAGGGGTGACCAGCCAATTTTTACAAAGTGACCAGCCAAATTTTTTCAAAATTATCGTAATTTATTGAATATAAACGGTTTTACGCCATAGGGTGACCAGCCAATTTTTTTCTGTTTTGCTAAAAAAATCCCGCGGCTTGCGACCCCGCATACGAATTATCTCTAGGAAGGACCCATAAACATTTTTGTGAAGATTCTGCTGATAACAACACACTTTGTGTACCGTATTTCAATTTTACGGTACACAAAATCTGTAGCTGCTACTTGAGAGTACACAAAGTTAAAGCCTGCAAGCCTCTTTTACATAGCTTGGCATAGATGGGAGTGTTAAGCCCAAACAGCTCGATGATGGCGCTGGGCTTAAGGTCGCACCATAGTTGATTGTAAGTGACAATCCCGTCTTTAACCGTTTTGATTGTTCCACTCGGTAGCTCTGCCCTGCCTATGCAAGAAGAAAGGTAAACAAAGCATTCGTCGTTGTCCTTAAGATTCTCAAGGGCAAGCTGTCTCGCGTAAATGTTCAAAGTAACATCTGCCTTGCTGCCGTCTTTGGTCCAAGGTGAGCCACCGCCAATCGGGCTCGCGGTTGAATAAAAATCACAAGCCAGCTTGCGACCCGTAATTCCGCAATCAGCAATGGAAGAGTGGTGCTGATAAATCCCTGTCCCGTTTATGATAAT